TGCAACCGATACAACTCAGAACAACTCCATTACAGCAGCATTTACAGCTGCTAATACTCCTAGTCATGTGGCCAACTCAGCAGCAATCTATGCTAACGGCGCCTTTGCTGCGGCTAATACTGCTGATAACAAAGCAACTAGTGCTGGTGTATATGCTAACGGTGCTTTTGCTGCAGCTAATACAGCGGCCGTAAATGCTACTTCAGCTGGTACTTACGCTAACGGCGCTTTTGCTGCAGCTAATACAGCGGCCGTAAATGCTACTTCAGCTGGTGTATATGCAAACGGTGCCTTCATAGCTGCTAATGCTGCTACAGCAACCGATACAACTCAGAATAATAGTATCACGGTTGCATTGAACACAGCTAATGGCGCTTTTATCGCTGCTAACTCAGCCGCTACTGTTGCTGACATATTAGCACTATCTATTGCCTTAGGATAAAAAATGGCTACTCCTTCAACTCGTGCTCAATTCAAAACTTACTGTCTAAGAAAACTTGGTTTCCCCGTTATTGAAATTAATGTGGATGATGACCAAGTGGAAGACCGTATAGACGATGCTCTATCATACTTTCAAGACTACCATTTTGATGGTACAGAGAAGATGTATATGAAGCACCAATTGACAGTCGCAGATATTAATCGCCGCTGGATTTATTGTCCAGATGCGGTAACATTTGTGACAGGTGTATTTCCATTTAATAACTCTAACGCATCAATCAATATGTTTGACTTGCGTTATCAATTACGCCTGCATGATTTGTATGACTTCACATCTGTTTCTTATGTGTCATATGAAATCACCATGCAACATATAAGAACGCTTGAGTTATTGTTCTCTGGCACCCCACAATTCAGATTTAATCGTAAACAAAATAAAGTTTTTTTAGATATTGATTGGACAAGAGATGTTCAGCCAGGTGAGTATGTGGTTGTAGAATGCTATAGATCATTAAATCCTGATGTGGTTACTCTCTCAGGCACAATGTCATATACATCAGGCAGTAATTCTGTATTAGGTTTTGGCACAACATTTGATCAACAATTTTTAGAAAATGATTTTATTACATTTAATGGTGTTGATAATTTCCAAGTGGATAAAATACTATCACCAACATCGTTAACAGTTCGTGGGCCAATGGTTAATACCGCAGCTAATGTAACTGGAACAATTTCTGGCAACTCTGATGTTTGGGGTGATAGATTTTTAAAGAAATATTCTACAGCATTAATCAAAATGCAATGGGGTAATAACCTTAAAAAGTTTGCAGGTGTGCAATTGCCAGGTGGTGTGACATTAAACGGTAAAGAAATTTATGATGAAGCTGTGGAAGAAATTGCCAAGTTAGAAGAAGAAATGCAAATCATAAATGTTTTGCCGAACGAAATTATGCTTGGTTAAAACTGATGGCAACCAACCTATATTTCCAGAATTTTCCAGCTAATCAAGTTACCAGCGAGCAACTTCTTGTTGAGGACTTGGTTATAGAATCTCTTGGAATAAACGGCATGGATGTTTATTACATGCCAAGATCCAGTAGAGATTCTGTTGATCTGTTGTATGGTGAAGATACATTAAAAACATATACAACTGCATATCCACTAGAGATGTATTTGGAAAATGTTACTGGCATGGAAGGTGAAGGTGATTTTATGTCCAAATTTGGACTTGAAATCCGAGATGAAGTAACCTTACTCGTTTCTCGCCGCAGATTTGGCTTTACTGTAAATCAGCTTAGACCACTTGAGGGAGACTTGATTTACATTCCATTGTTTCGTAACTTCTTTGAAATAACTTTTGTAGAACATGAAAATAACCAAGCCATGTTTTATACACTTGGCCGTGGTCGTGGTGGTAATGTTTATGTTTACGCATTAAAACTTAAACAGTTTGTGTTTTCAAGTGAGGTTATTCAAACTGGTATATCGGAAATTGATAACCAAATATTTGATTTATATCCAAGAAATACTATTTCATTAAATGCTGGAGGCACAGGTGCTTTTGTCGCAAATGAAATTGTATATCAAGGATCAAGTTTAGCCAACGCTACTGCACAGGCAATAGTTTATACATATAACACAGGTGTTTCTCTTGATGTTATAAGAGTGATAGGTACATTTAATTCTGGTAATGTTCGTGGTAATACTGGTAATGCAAATTGGATCATTAATACTGTTTCTGATACAGCAACGATGGATAATGCATTTGAGGATATTGTAGATAATAATCGTATTGAAACAGAATCGGATTCTATACTTGATTTTACCGAGCATAATCCTTTTGGAGAAGCTTAATGCTTGGCAATAGTCATTTTTATAATAGAACAATCCGTAAAATCGTGGTTGCATTTGGCACCATGTTTAATGATATACAATTGGTTCGTTACACCAAAGATGGTCAGACGGCAAAAGAAGTTACAAAAGTACCACTTTCTTATGGTGCAAAAGAAAAATATCTTGCACGAATTACTTCTGACCCAAATTTAACAAAATCAATCGCAACCATTGTTCCAAGAATGAGTTTTGATTTGGTTGGTATGGAATATGATTCTAGCCGCAAACAAATGTCAACTCTACAGAATTTTGCAGCTAACAATGCAACAAAATTTAACAGTCAGTATGCACCAATTCCTTATAATTTTGATTTCACTTTATCAATTTATGTTAGAAATACAGAAGATGGGACACAAATACTAGAACAAATTTTACCATTTTTTACGCCAGATTTTACTGTTACAATAGATTTTATTAATAAAATGGATCAGGTCTATGATGTGCCTATCATTTTAACATCTGTTTCTCCATCAACAGATTATGAAGGCGATTTTTCAACAACAAGATTGGTCATGTGGGATTTAACTTTTACAGTTAAAGCTTATATTTGGCCTCCAGTTAAAGTAAGTAGTGTCATTCGCCAAGCTAACACAAACATATATACTGATGCTAGAAATCTTGATGCACAAAAAGTTTATGTAAATTATGCAACGGGAACCGGAGTATATACTACGGGCGAAGATATTGAGGTTGTTTCAAGAGGTGTAAAAGGTGAAGTTATATACTTCAGTAATAATGCATCTGGAACATTGGTTGTTGGTGCGTTAAATAAAAACCTTGCTGCAAATGATAAAATTGTTGGCATGTATTCAAATGCTTCATATACAATTTCAACACTTGATAAAAATCCAGTTAAAGCTTTTATGATCGTAACAACACCTGATCCAATTACAGCTAATGCAAATAGTGCTTATGGATTTGATGAGTTATTTACTGAATGGCCAAATACATTATGAATAAATTAAACAATAATCTATCTGAAATTTTTGATGTTGAACCTATTAAACATACTGAAATAGTAGAGTTACCAAAAAAAACAGATGTTGTTTTGTCTGATGAAGTTGATGCTGATTCTGCGTTAGCTAGAAAAAATATTAAATCTCTTTTAGGTAAAGGTGAAACAGCGATAGATAACTTGATGCTAGTAGCACAAGAATCTGAGCACCCAAGAGCCTATGAAGTGTTGGGTAATTTCATTAAAACACTTTCAGATTTAAATAAAGATTTATTGGACATACAAAAGAAAAAACAAGAGTTAAAACCACAAGATATTAAACAGTCCATAAATGTGGAAAAAGCTGTATTTGTGGGATCAACGGCAGAATTATTAAAACAAATAAGAGAGAACAAATAATTATGGAACAACTCATTCAACAACTTAAAGTTATTTTAGGTACAAACTTTGCTTTGTATTTGAAGAGCCACAACTACCATTGGAATATTGAAAGTTCAAATTTTCCTCAGTATCACGATTTTCTAAAGAATTTTTATACTCAAGTTTTTGATCAAGTTGATCTAATCGCAGAACATATTCGTTATCTAGATTCGTATGCTCCAGGATCCATGCAAAGATTTCTAGAATTGGCAGATATTGAAGAAGCTGTTGATGTTGTTCCGTCCGCATTAATGATGATATCACAACTCAAACAAGATAATGATCGGTTTATTATTCATTTACGAGCAGGCATAGCTGCAGCTGAACAAGCTGGTGAACCAGCAGTATCTAATTTTTTACAAGAGCTTTTAGGAGCTCACCAAAAAAATGCATGGATGATGCGTAGTATTATAAAATAATGAATAGTGGATATAATGGTAACTTCTCACTAAAAAGAACGGGAGTAGATTTTTCTTATACCGAAGAACAGGTATTGGAAATAGCTAAGTGTGTAGAAGATCCAATTTATTTTATTGATAATTATTGCTATATTGTAACACTAGACCACGGTATTCAACCGTTCAAGCTTTACGATTGCCAAAAGAAAAAGATTAAACTGATTCACGATAACCGTAAAGTTATCCTTATGGAAGGTAGGCAGCAAGGTAAAACAACATCTGCTGCGGCTTATATTCTTTGGTATACCTTGTTTCAAGATAACAAAAATGTAGCCGTTCTTGCAAACAAGGCTACAACTGCTCGTGAAATTATGGCGAGATATCAATTGATGTTTGAATACTTGCCTAAGTGGATGCAACAAGGTGTTAAGACTTGGAACAAAGGTGACATTGAATTAGAAAACGGGTCTATTGTTTTTACTGCTGCAACAACTGCTGCTGGTATTCGTGGTAAATCAGTTAACTTATTGTATATTGACGAAGCTGCAATTATTCCAAATACTGTGGCTGATGCATTCTTTACTGCGGTATATCCAGTTATCTCTGCTGGTCAAACAACAAAGATTCTTATTACATCAACACCATTGGGTTATAATCATTTTTGGAAATTTTGGAATGATGCCGTTAATAAAAACAACGACTTTGTGCCCATGTACATTCCATATTGGGAGATTCCAGGCAGAGATGAGAAGTGGGCACTTGAACAAAAGCGTCAGCTTGGTGATCTGAAATACAATCAGGAAGTGCTCTGTAAGTTCTTAGGATCGTCCTTAACACTTATTAACTCAGACACTATTGAATACATGTCAACTTGTCCTACAGTCTATTCCAAAGACGGTTTAGACTTGTATGAATACCCAATTAATGGCCAAAGAGATGATGATGAAAACCTAGTTACCAAGCCTCACACCTATGTTATTGTTGCCGATACAGCTAAAGGTGTGGGTGGCGACTATTCAGCCTTTGTCATTGTAGACATTACTGATATACCTTATAAGCTGGTTGGAAAGTTTAGAGATAATAAGATAGCACCTATGCTATACCCTAGTGTCATATATAAAATGGCAAGGGATTATAATAACGCTTATGTGTTGATTGAGGTTAACTCAAGTGAGCAGGTGGCTCATATCATGCACAATGAATTGGAATATGACAATATCATCTTTGTAAACAGAGATACCAAAAAAGGGCAAGTTGTTTCTGGTGGTTTTGGTGGAGGTAAAACTCAATTAGGTGTTCAAACCGATAAGAGAGTGAAACGCATTGGATGTTTTACCTTTAAATCCTTACTTGAAGAAAGTAAACTTTTAATTACCGATGCAGACACCATATCTGAAATATCAACTTTTATCCAAGTAAAAGATAGTTATGCAGCTGATGATGGTTACCATGATGACTTGGTTATGCCATTGGTTTTGTTTAGTTGGTTAACTACAAACCCTTATTTTAAAGAATTAAGTAATATCAATATTCGTGAATCCATGTATCAAGCCAGAATTAAACAAATTGAAGAAGATGTTATTCCTTTTGGATTCATACAAAATGGATTAGAAGAACAATTTGTTGTAGATTCTGGTGATGTTTGGAAACCAGAAATTCCAGCTGGTTATCTATCATCAAATCTTTAAAACACTAAATAGAACATAAAGAATAATTGACCCGTAAACTAAGGAGAAATCCATGGCATTTCAGCTATCACCTGGGGTAAATGTATCAGAAATTGACCTGACTACAGTTATCCCTTCTATTGCTACTTCAATTGGTGGCATCGCTGGAAATTTTAACTGGGGTCCAGTTGGTGAAGTCATTACCATTTCTGACGAGGTTCGCCTTGTTGATCGTTTTGGTAAGCCAGACTCTACAAATTATGAATACTGGTTCTCAGCTGCAAACTTTCTAGCTTATACAAATAATTTAAAAGTTGTTCGTGCTGCAAATACTTCATCAACATATAATGCCACTGCAAACGGCGTTGGTGCTTTGATTAAGAATGAAAGCGACTATGTTGCAAACTGGGAATCATCGGCCAACACATCACTGGGACCATTTGGTGCTCGCTACGCTGGTGATGGTGGAAATTCACTAAGAATTTCTATCTGCCCAAGCACACAAGCATTTTCAGCAAACTTAACAGTTACAGATTCTTTAAGAGCAAATGCTGTTGGAGCTACTGACACCACAATTAATGTTAACGGTAGTGCAAACGCAGCTGCCAATTTGGTTGCTGGTGACTTGATTTCTGTTGATGGTGGTTCATCATATGTTCGTGTAGCTTCTGTTAACGCAACTGCAATCATTACAGCCACGGCACCAGGAGCAGTTGTTGTAGGTACAGCAATCTTACGCAAATGGCAATATGCTGACCAGTTTGGCGTTGCACCAGGAACATCTGATTACACTTCAGACAATAATGGTAGCGGCGATGAATTGCATGTTATTGTTATTGATGAAGATGGTATATTCTCTGGCGTTGCAAATACAGTTCTTGAAAAATACTCATTTGTATCAAAAGCTTCAGATGCAATAACTAACGAAGGTGAATCAAATTATTATAAAAATGTTATTAATAATAGATCACAATATGTTTGGTGGTTAAATCATCAACCAGGTGCATCAAATTGGGGAACAAGTTCTGTTGCTAAAACATTCACAAACATCAATTCTCCATTCTCAGCTTCAATGTCAGCTGGTGCAAACGGTACAATTGGTAATACTGAAGTTGACACAGCATATGATTTTTTTGCGGCTCAAGATTCTGTTGAATTGTCGCTATTAATTTCTGGTCCAGGAAATGCAACAATAGCAGCTGGTCTAATTTCTCTTGTTGAATCTCGTAAAGATTGTATGGTTTTCTTGTCACCAACAAAGTCATCAGTTGTTAATAATGCTGGTAATGAGACTACAAGTATTCTTTCTTTCCGTTCTGGACTATCAAGTTCTTCATATGCTGTTCTTGATTCTGGCTATAAATATCAGTATGACAAATACAACGATGTTTACCGTTGGGTTCCTTTGAATGGTGATATTGCTGGTGTTTGTGCTCGCACAGACCTTGAGCGTGATCCTTGGTTCTCACCAGGTGGTTTAAATCGTGGCGTAATTAAGAATTTGATTAAACTTGCTTGGAATCCAACTAAGACTGATCGTGATAACCTATATGTTCAAGGTATTAATCCTGTCGTTACCTTCCAAGGTGAAGGCACAATTCTGTTTGGCGATAAAACTTTGTTGAGTCGTCCATCAGTATTTGATCGTATCAATGTTCGCCGTCTGTTTATTGTATTAGAGAAAACTATCGCTCGTGCTGCTCGTTCAACGATGTTTGAATTTAACGACCAGTTTACAAGAGCTCAATTTGTTAACTTAGTAGAACCTTATTTGCGTGATGTTCAAGGTCGCCGTGGTATTACCGACTATCGTGTTGTTTGCGATACAACTAATAATACTGGTGAAATTATTGATCGCAATGAGTTTGTTGGTGATATCTATATTAAGCCAGCTCGATCAGTTAACTTCATTCAGTTGAATTTTGTTGCGGTTCGTACCGGCGTTTCGTTTGATGAAATCGTTGGCCGATTCTAATACATAAAGGAACAGGAGAAAACAAATGGCATTTAATATTAATCAATTCCGTTCGCAGATGACAGGAGACGGCGCTCGCCCAAATTTATTTGAGGTGACGATGCCTTTTCCTGGATTTTCTAATCCAGCGAACGCACAGCAAAAGATGACCTTTATGTGTAGAGCTGCACAATTGCCTGGTTCAACCATAGGCGTTGTGCCAGTTCAATACTTTGGTCGTGAATTAAAATTTGCTGGTAATAGAACATTTACAGATTGGACAATTACAATTATCAATGATGAAGATTTTGTCGTCCGTAATGCATTTGAAAGATGGATGAACGGCATAAATAGTCATAGTCTGAATGTTCGCAATCCTTTAGCACAAACACCTGGAAGCTATACAGTTGATTCTCAAGTTGTCCAGTACGGTAAAAATGGAGATGCAATAAAAACCTATAACTTTTTAGGTGTGTTTCCAACTGACATAGCTCCAATTGATGTTGATTGGGGTTCAAATGATGCTATTGAAGAATTTACCGTAAGTTTGTCTTTCCAGTGGTGGGAAGCGGTTGAAGATGGTGTTGTGTAAAAAAAAGAAATTTGTTTCTTTTTTACTTTTTAAAATGATATAGAATGAGGTATATTCCGTGGCTGTAACATTATTTGGCTTTACTCTAGGTAAAAAAGATATTGTTCAGGTTGAAAAGCCTGAACAAGCTTCTTTCACGCTTCCAACAGAGGCACTTGATGATGGTGCAGTTACCATCACTCAAAATTCGCACTATGGAACCTATGTAGATTTAGAAGGTTCTGTTCGCAATGAACTAGAATTGATTACTCGTTATCGTGAAATGTCAAATCACCCTGAGTGTGATATGGCTATTGACGAAATTATTAATGAGGCAATTACACACGCTGATGATGGTAAAGTTATAGATATTAATTTAGATAATCTAAAACAACCAGAATCAATTAAGAAAAAAATTATAGAAGAATTTAATAACATTCAAAAAATGTTAAATTTTTCAAATCTTGCTGATGATTTATTTAAGCGTTGGTACATTGATGGTAGAATTTATTATCAAGTAATTGTTAATGATAAAAATCCTAAAGATGGTGTGCAAGAATTAAGATATATTGATCCTCGTAAGATTCGTAAAGTTCGTGAGATTCAAAAAGAAAGAGATCCAAAAACTGGTGCTCAGATTATTAAATCTATAGCCGAATATTATGTTTATAATGATCGTGGTACAACAACACAAACATACACATCAGGTGTAAACCAAGGTTTAAGAATTGCACCGGAGTCAATATTAAATGTTAACTCTGGTTTAATGGATGCAAAGAACACCTTTGTTATCTCTTATCTACACAAAGCAATTAAGCCACTCAATCAGTTAAGAATGATTGAAGATGCGGTTGTTATTTACCGTTTATCAAGAGCACCAGAACGCCGTATATTTTATATTGATGTAGGTAACTTACCAAAAGGTAAAGCTGAACAATATATGCGCTCTATTATGACTCAGTATCGTAACAAGTTGGTTTATGATGCTAACACTGGTGAGATTCGTGATGAGCGTAAACATCTTTCAATGCTAGAAGATTTTTGGTTGCCTCGTCGTGAAGGTGGTAAAGGCACTGAGATTACTACATTACCAGCTGGACAAAACTTAGGCCAGATGGAAGATGTTTTATATTTTCACAAGAAACTATTGAATGCATTAAATGTGCCTATCTCTCGTCTTGATCCTCAAGGTGGTGGCATTATGGGTATTGGTAGAGTCACAGAAGTTACCCGTGATGAAGTTAAATTTAGTAAATTTATTGCTAGACTCCGTAATAAATTTTCTCGTCTTTTTGATGATGCTCTTCGTATTCAATTGTCTTTAAAAGGTATTTGTACTGTTGAAGAATGGGAAGAATTTAAAGAATCCATTTCTTATGACTTTAAGAAAGACAATAACTTTACCGAAATGCGTGATGCAGAAATTATGCGTGAGCGTATTTCAACAGCTAATCAAATTGATCCGTATGTAGGCCGTTATTATTCGTCGGCATGGGTTAAAAAGAATATTCTTCACATGACTGAAGAAGAAATTGAAGAAATGCAAAAAGAAATTGAAGAAGAAGGTGAACTTGCTGGTCCTGTTTTAGGACAACCAGGTCAAGAACAAGGTGGTGCTGCACCAGTAACAATAGATAATACTGTTGAAAATAATGGAACAGAATCACTAACACCGCAGCTTGATGATGCGGTAAATAAATATGCTTTCAATAAGACTAAATAAGGTATAATGGAGAAAACTATGATAACATCAACTTTTATTGATCAATTAGCTGCAGGACAGGCAGCTGATGCCAAAGAAACATTATCAAACTTGTTATCTGCTCGTGCATTTGAAGCACTTGATACTCGTAAACAAGAATTGGCATCAACACTATTTGGTGGCCAAGTTGCCTCTACACAAGAACAAGAAGAACAAACAGAAGCAGAATGAAATCGTTACTAGACTTTAAAACCATTCTAACGGAAGAAGAAAAATCAGACTACACCAAGTTTGATGCTCTTGTTCGTGCTGGTCTTGCCAATAAAGCACAGATTCAGCGTATGCATAAGATATTGGATAAAATGGGTGAAGAACGCCCACAATTCACTAATGCTGATAGAATGATTATTCAGAACTTGTTTACTAAGATGGTAGATTTAATTACCAATAATAAACAGATTTATACTCAAGCACGCCGAGCAGTTAGAGAAGAATTAGAAGAAAGTATTGTTGATACCTCCGATTACAAGCTAGGTTCTGCCGGACAAAAAGTTAGAGCGCATAGAATTAAAGTTGGTGATACACCACCACAAGTTGATGTTAAAGCACCAGAAGTTGGTGATGATGCAGAACAAGATCAAGATAGAACAAAAAAAGTTTATAAAGAAAACATTGATTCGCAAGCCTTACCATTTGTTTTAGTCCTTCGCCGTAAAGCTATTCGTATGTATCCAGAAGGCACAAGAGTTGCTTTGTATTATAACGAAAGATTAAACCGTTATTTTTCCGTACCATATAGTTCAGAATCATTAGTTAGAGCACCAATTCAAGCTGAAGAATTAACAACAAAAATAGAGCATAATGATGGCACTATTAGTGAAGTTAATGCTGAAACTATAACTATGTTGATGGATGTATATGAAGAATTAAGTGAACAGAATAAAATTAAGTTTATTGCTATGGTTGAAAGTTCATCAAAAGAATTAGATAAAGCTATTGAATTTGCCTCAAAGATAGAAAAATGAATCTTGTTGAATTAATTGTTGCGAACAGGTTAACTGAAGCTAAACAGTTAATTTTTAATCGTCTTGATGAACATTTTGAAGAAAAATTAGAAGAAGAAAAACAGTTTATTGGTAGTAATATATACATAGAGTCTGATGAACCAATTGAAGAAGCTTCTCCCAATGTAATAAAAATTGGTAGAATTAAAAAGATTCGTAGAAGAATTCGTAGAAATAAAAAAGGCCGTATAATTGTTCAAAAGAATGTACGAAAGTCGGCTATAAAAGGATTTAGAATTTCAGGTAATAGAGTTGTTCGTATACCTGCAATTCAAAGAATACAGAAGTCTAGAAAATTAAAAAGGTATTGGAAGACAAAAGGTAAATCTAAATTGCGTAGAACATTACTCAAAAGAAAAATGTCTTTAAGACGCCGAGCATCCATGGGGATAAAGTAAAATGGCTTTTAATTCAGAAGTTATAAACTCAGTAAAAGGTTCATCAATCATTCGTGTTGCTGATCCTGGCACTGCTACTATTACACTTAATAATTTGCGAGCTAAACCAAACACAGAAACGGTTACAGCTGCAAGTATTAGAAAAGTTACATGGTCAACTAACGGAAATATTTCTGTTGTCCGTAATGGTAACACCATTTTAGCTTTACATAATTCTGGTGAAATGGATTTTCAAAGTTATGGTTATTCTGCGGCAAACAATGACACAGCAAACATCGTTATCACAATAACGACTGGTGGTTCTATTGTTATGGAAGTTTCAAAAACAGCAACCTATAATGTAGATCCTTACACAGGCGAAACACTATGAAACTAATTACGGAAACCATTGAGCAAGTTCAATATATTACTGAAGCCTCCGAGTCAGGCAAAAAAAATCTGTATGTTACAGGTCCATTTCTTGTTTATGACAAGCCAAATAAAAATAATAGAATGTATGGCAAAGATACTTTAAGTAAAGAAGTTAATCGCTATACTGAAGAATATATTAAAACAAATCGTGCTCTAGGTGAGTTAGGACATCCTGATACACCATCTATCAATCTTGAAAGAGTGTCACATAAAATCATGTCACTTGAAGATAATGGTGAGTGTTTTGTTGGTAAAGCTTTGATTCTTGAAACTCCTTACGGAAACATAGTCAAAAACTTTATTGATTCTGGTGTAAATGTTGGTGTATCATCAAGAGGTATGGGTTCTCTTGTACAAACCAAAGAGGGTTATAATTTAGTTCAAGATGATTTTCGTTTAGCAACAGCAGCTGATATTGTTGCCGATCCTTCGGCACCAGGTGCTTTTGTTAATGGAATTATGGAGAATAAAGAGTGGCTTTTTGTTGAAGGTCGTTTTGTGGAAGTTGATTTTGACAATGCAAAAAAACAAATACAAAAAGCATCTCGCAAAGACATAGAACGGGTTGCATTAAACCTGTTTGAAAATTACCTACGAAAACTTTAATTTTATAAATAGAAAATCATAAGGAGATTCCTAATGGCATCAAATAAACTTTTTGAGGCAGCCGCAGAAATTCTTGCAGGAAGCAAGAGTAAAGCCGGTGCCGATCCAATGCAAAAATTAGATGGCGAAGTTGTAGAGTTGGGTGGCCCAACACCACAAAATTCTAAGCCAGACGATGATAGCAACAAAATACACGCAACAAAAGCTGCTAAATCTGCCGCTGCGCCAACAACAAAGCCTTCAGCTGCTTCCGCTAAAATGGAAGAAACTGAATCTGAAGAAGAAATCATTGCTGAAAAAATGCATGATGATGAGTCTGAAGATAAAGCAATGATGAAGAAAATGAAAATGAAAGAACAGATGAAAGAGGATGTTGACGCTCTCTTTGCTGACGATTCTACCATTTCAGAAGAATTTAAAGGCAAAGTTGCCACAATTTTTGAAGCTCGTGTTCTAGATCGTGTTTCTCAAATTGAAGAAGAAACTGAATCTCGTTACGCAGGTATGCTTGAAGAAGCTGTTGAATCAATCAAACAAGACCTAACAGAAAAAGTTGACGATTACCTATCATACATTGTTGAGCAATGGATGGAAGAAAATCAAATCGCTATTGAATCTGGTCTGCGTTCTGAAATGACTGAAGAATTTATTGCAGGTTTACGCAATTTGTTCGCAGATCATTACATTGATGTGCCAGCTGAAAAAGTTGATGTTATTGAGGAATTGGCAACCAAAGTTGAAGAACTTGAAAGTCAACTCAATGAAGAAATTGATCGTGGAGTTCAATTGAACAAAGCATTGGTTGAATCATATAAAACAGAATTGACCCGTGAAGTGTGTAGTGGTCTTACCGAAACTCAAGTTGAAAAAATTAAATCACTCGCAGAGAGTGTTGTATTTACCTCAGAAGATGAATACAAAGAAAAACTTGAAACAATCCGTGAGAACTATTTTCCATCTGGTGTTAAAAAAGCCAGTGTGAATCAACTTCACGAAGAAGTAACTGACGGCTCGGAAAAAAAGCAGGTCTCTGCTGATCCATATGTAGCCGCCGTAATGAATGCTATTTCTAAAACTAATAAAATTTAATTCTAAGGAGTATTAACAATGTATCTTTCAGAAGAACTACAAACAAAATGGGCTGGCGTTCTGGATCATCCAGAAATGTCAAAAATTTCTGACCCATACAAGCGTGCTGTAACAGCTGTTGTTCTTGAGAATCAAGCTCAAGAAATGCAAAAGTCTGGCATGTTGCAAGAAGCTGGTTCACCAACCAACTTCGCTGGTACAGGCGGTTTTAGTGGCGGCGCAGCTGCTGCAGGTCCTGTTGCCGGTTTTGATCCAATCCTAATCAGCTTGGTTCGCCGTTCGTTGCCTAATCTAATCGCTTATGATATCTGCGGCGTTCAGCCAATGACAGGTCCTACAGGTTTGATTTTCGCAATGCGTACTAAGTATGCTGGTCAAGGCGGTACAGAAGCATTCTTTAACGAAGCCAATACCGGTTTTGCTGGTGCTAACGGTGGTGGCGCTCAAGTAGCTCTTGCTGCTGGCGGTAGTTTGCCAACCGCAATGTTTACAGGTAACGCTGCTCCAATCGGCGCTATGACAACAGGTTCGGCCGAAGCTCTTGGCGACGGCGCTACTGGTAACACATTCCAAGAAATGGCGTTCACGATTGAGAAGGTTACTGTTACTGCAAAGACTCGTGCTTTGAAGGCAGAATACTCACTTGAATTGGCACAAGACTTGAAAGCAGTTCATGGTCTGGATGCAGAAACAGAATTGGCAAATATCTTGTCAACAGAAATTCTTGCTGAAATCAACCGTGAAGTTGTTCGTACAATTTATCAAACAGCTAAGTTGGGCGCACAAGTTGGTACTACTACTGCTGGTGCATTTGACCTTGACACCGATTCAAACGGTCGTTGGATGGTTGAGAAAATTAAAGGTTTGGCATTCCAGTTTGAGCGTGAAGCTAACACTATCGCCAAGACAACTCGTCGTGGAAAAGGTAATGTCCTCATCGTATCTTCTGATGTGGCATCTGCTCTTTCAATGGCTGGCATTCTTGACTATAACTCAGCATTGCAATCACAAGTTAACCTGACGGTTGATGACACTGGTAACACATTTGCTGGTACAATGTTTGGTCGTATCAAGGTTTATATTGATCCGTACTTTGCTACATCGTCAACTGCTGAGTTTGCAGTTGTTGGTTACAAAGGCACCAATGCATATGATGCTGGTCTGTTCTACTGCCCATACGTTCCTCTTCAGATGGTTCGTGCAGTTGATACAGGTACTTTCCAACCAAAGATTGGCTTCAAGACTCGTTACGGTCTGGTTGCTAACCCATTTGCAGAAGGTACAACGCAAGGTCTTGGCGCTTTGACCGCACAGTCAAACAACTACTACCGTGCATTCCGTATCAACAACTTGATGTAAGTTGTTTAGTCCTATAATAATTATTAAAAAGGACTAATTTAAAAGAGGGACAGAAATGTCCCTCTTTTTTTTCTTATAAATATATACATGACAACAGTATACTCAAATCCAACTAATCCTAATTTTCTTCATCCAAATAAGTTTCAGTTAAACTTTGGAAGAACACCGAATGTCCAATATTTTGTCCAATCGGTTAGTGTTCCAGGCATTTCTTTATCTGAAATTCAACGCTCTACACCATTTGTTGATTTGTATTCACCAGGTGAAAAAGCAATTTATGATGTATTGAATGTTACCTTTCTTGTTGATGAAGAATTAAAAGCTTGGTTAGAAATACATGATTGGATTCGTGCAATGACTTTCCCTGAAAGCTTTGATGAATATAGAAGATTGCCTCAATTAAACAAGGTAGCTAATTCTCGTGGAGATTTGTCTCCTCAGTTTTCAGATGCATCATTATCTATACTATCTTCAGCTAATAATCCAATATATAAATTTAAATTTTATGATGTTTTTCCCACATCACTTTCCACTTTCGTAGTATCAACCGCTGATGGACCGGACAGTATCATTACTGCCGATGCTACATTCAGATATGCCTATTTTGATGTTGACAAACTGTTTTAAATAGTGTACACTCCTATTAGGAGGCTTTATAATGAATAAAACTGATGAATTATTAAATATGTGGGCTAAAGATTCTGTTATTGACAGAACAGAGCCAGGCAAAGAACTAATAAACATACCGCAATTACACAGTAAGTATTTAACTATACTTTCTAAACATCGTCTATTGGCAAAAGAAGCCGATTTCAAATACAATAAAATCAAAAAAATTAAATGGGAATATTACACTGGTAAGTTAGATGATGATCAATTGAAACACTATGGTTGGGAACCTTTTCCGTTTGTACTGAAATCAGAGATCAATACCTATTTTGATAGTGATGAGGATTTGAATAAGGCTTTGGCTAATAAAATTATATACGAAGAAGTCGTTGAAATATGTCAAAGTATTCTTAAAGAATTAAATAGTAGGACTTTCCAGTTGAGGGATTTTATCCAATGGGAAAGGTTTATTCAAGGCGTTTGATGATTGATATTAGATTAGAAAAGGTTAACGAAGCCTTTATCAAAGTAATATCAGAAAGAAATGTAGCACAAGAACTTTCTGATTACTTTTGCTTTTTTGTTCCAGGTTATCAATATACTCCTGCATTTAAAGCAAGATATTGGGATGGAAAAATAAGATTACTTGATTTAAGAACCATGGAAATTTACCATGGATTGGTTCCTTATATTGAAAAGTTTTGTAAAGATAGAGATTACAAAATTGAGATTGACTCTGAGATAACAGTCACAGACAATTACTCTTTAAAAGAAGCCAACGACTTTATGCAGACACTTGGTTTGCCATTTGAACCTCGTGATTATCAATTAAAATCTTTTGTTCATGCAATTCGTAATAAAAGAATTTTACTTTTATCACCAACAGCTTCAGGTAAATCTTTAATATTATATTTGATATTAAGGTATATTCAGCAAACACAAAAAAAAGGATTGTTAATTGTTCCAACCACATCTTTGGTTGAACAAATGTATACGGATTTTAAGTCTTACGGTTATGATTCAGAACAACATTGTCATAGACAGTACGCTGGTAAAGATAAAGTTACTGACAAATTTCTGACAATTACAACTTGGCAATCCATATATAAAAATCCACCAGAATACTTTGAACAGTATGATTTTGTTCTTGGTGATGAAGCACATCAATTTAAAGCTAAATCATTAACAACCATTATGACTGGTACAACTAATACCAAATATCGTATAGGTTGCACTGGTACTTTAGATGGAAGTCAAACTCATCGCCTTGTACTAGAAGGGTTATTTGGGCCTGTGTATCAAGCAACATCTACTTCAGAATTAATGGATAAAAAACAGCTTGCATCATTTAAAATTAAATGCTTAGTGTTAAAGTATGATGAAACTGTTTGTAAACAATCTAAAGATTGGGACTATAATTCTGAGATAGAATATATAGTTAAGAGCAAACCAAGAAATGATTTTATTAAAAACTTGGTATTATCACTTAAAGGTAATACATTGGTATTGTTTCAACTTGTAGAAAAACATGGTAAAGATTTACATGCCCTCATTAAAGAACACGCAAAAAATAGGCATGTGTTTTTTGTTTTTGGTGGTACTGAAGTTGAGGTTCGGGAATCAGTTCGTGCAATTACTGAAAAGGAAAAAGATGCTATTATTGTGGCTTCATACGGTACTTTTTCTACAGGGATAAATATTCGTAACCTACATAATATTATATTTGCAAGCCCATCTAAATCTAAAATTCGTAATCTTCAATCAATAGGCCGAGGATTAAGATTAGGTGATGATAAAGAAGAAGCAGTTTTGTTTGATATATCTGATGACTTTAGAATTGGTAAACACACAAATTATACATTAAAACATCTTATTGAAAGATTGAAATTATATGATGATGAAAAATTTAGCTACAAGCTATATAACATAGAGATTAAAAATGGATAACATTAAAATAGTTAGATTACAAAATGGTGAAGATATCATTGCTAATTATCAAGAAGATGAAGGTGAAGGTACAGTATTGTTAACTAACCCTATGTCATTGATGTTTAAACGATTACCAACCGGTAAAGCTGTCATGTTAATGTGTCCTTGGTTACCACTAGAATTGATAGACAATGTTTCTGCCAAGTTATTTGTTCAAGACATATTATCGGTATTCCAACCTAGAGAAAAGATTATAGGGCACTATAATAATACCGTAAATGATGTAACCCAAGACATGCTTCTATCATATGACGATGATGTAGAAAACTTTGAAGGAGATGGAGAAGAAGATGAAGAGGACATTGAAGAAGCCTTAGAAGAACTTTCAACCATCCAATCCTTTAGGAAATACCTACATTAATATATTCAAACATCAACACCGCTATGATATCACATGTCAAGTGGTGTTTACGGTAATGATGCTAAAGTATTCCTAATAAGCTTGCTTTATTGAGGAAAGGTGATATAATAATACTATGTTAGAATATAACGATGAAAACCTAGATTTGGTCTCAAAGCTCATACGAAAGAACTTGACACCAGATTTGATTGCCAAGAAATGGCGAGAACGAAATTCTCGCAATCCAACCTTTGGTCATTGCCACACAGCATCAGGTTGTTTGTACAAACTCTTTGGCCCCAAGGCAATGCACATGCACCGAGGATTTGATGGAGAAATCTATCACTGGTGGATAGTTGACAGAAACGGCAACATCATTGACTTAACATCGGAACAATACACAAGTATTGGTAAAGTACCACCATATGAACATGGTGAGAAATCGGGTATGTTGGGTTTTGGTTATAAGACAAGAGTTTTAGTATTATTAGACAAAGTAACAAGTGAATTAAATATTACCAAATAAAGCTTGACAAATACCGTGTGATAGTGTATTATGTTGAACTGACTTATATAATAGGAATTTTATGATTGACATTCTTTTTGTGCATCCAAATGCATCTGAGGTCATATACCAAGGCCTTGCGAAAAACAATGCAGCAATTGAACCACCTATATGGGCAGCAATGTTGGCCAATAGTGTGCGAAGTAAAGGATTCAGGCCAGAAATTCTTGATGCAGAGGTTGAAGGTTTAGATTATCTTTCAGCTGCTAAAAGAATTACTGAATACAAAGCTAAGGTTGTTTGTTTTGTTGTATATGGCCAACAACCATCTGCATCTTCTCAAAACATGGAAGGTGCTACTGCAACGGCAAGAGAATTAAAAAACCTTGAACCGAATAGTTTTGTATTGTTTGTTGGCGGGCATGTTGCTGCATTGCCAGTTGAAACACTTGAAAAAGAAAGTTTCATTGATGCCGTTTGTCAAAATGAAGGCGTATATACAATTCAAAATTTGTTAAAACTATCCTCATTTGACGAACACAACTTAAAGAAAATTGATGGGTTGGTTTTTAGAACAAGCGATAATCAAATTTGTTTAAATCCACCTTCTGAAATTGTTCCAAGAAGTTCTCTTGAGGTTGAATTGCCTGGAATGGCATGGGATTTATTACCACCACTTTCTAGATACAGAACAGCTGGGTGGCATTCTTGGACAAACGATACTGAAAAACAACCATTTGCTGCACTTTATACCAGCCTTGGATGTCCGTACAAATGTTCATTTTGTATGATTAACATTATCAATAGAACAAAACAAGGTTCAAATGTCTCATCAGAAGATAGTAATATTTTCCGTTGGTGGTCTCCTGAATTTATTATTAAACAGTTTGATTACATTGCTGAACAGGGCGTTAAGAATGTAAAGATTGCTGATGAACTATTTGTGTTAAATCCAAGACACTTTGAGGCTATTTGTGATCTGATTATTGAAAGAGGATATGATTTTAACATTTGGGCATATTCAAGAGTTGATACCTGTAAACCAAAGTATCTAGATAAACTTGCAAAGGCCGGAGTAAATTGGTTGGGTTTAGGTATTGAAAACCCAAACAATGACCTACGAAAAGAAATTCATAAAGAAGGATTTCAAGAGGTTAGAATTTTAGATTTATTTAAAGTTATTCGTGAAGCTGGTATCAACATTGCAGGTAATTACATATTTGGTTTGCCATTTGACACACAAGAATCAATGCAAGCAACACTTGATTTTGCATTAGAAAATCCAACGGAAATGACTAATATGTATTCTGCCATGGCATATCCTGGTAGTCCTTTACACAATCAAGCTAGATTATTTAACATAGATTTACCAAAAACATATTCAGGATATAGTCAACATTCATATGATACTCTGAATTTGGCAAGTGAGAACTTAACAGCCGCACAAATTTTATCCTTTAGGGATTATGCATGGGACATTTATCATTCAAATGAAAATTATCTAAACATGGTTAAAACAAAATTTGGTGATAAAGCCGTTAACGAATTAAATGAAACCCGAAAGATTAAACTCAAAAGAAAATTATTGGAGACAGAATGATAAAAATTGCAGATTATATAATTAATAAATTGGCCGATGAAGGCATTGATAAGATGTTTGTTGTCTATGGTGCTGCAAACGGTGATCTTATTGATGCTTTCACCCGAACAGAAAAAACTTCTTATGTTGCTGTAATGCACGAGCAGGCTGGTGGTTTTGCAGCTGAAGCTTATGCAAAAACATCAGGTAAGATTGGTGTCTCTATTGCAACAAGTGGTCCTGGCGGTATGAACTTTGTTACACCAATTGGTAACTGTTTCTATGATTCTGTTCCTGCAATTTTCATTACAGGTCAAATCAACAGTAAGTTTTTGAGGCCTGATGAATCATTGCGTCAGATTGGTTTTCAAGAAACGGATATTGTTTCAATTGTTAAACCAATTACAAAATATGCTAAGATGCTTGTTGATCCTAATACAGTTAAGTATGAAATTGAAAAAGCAATTCATCTAGCTAAATCTGGAAGACCAGGTCCTGTTCTTCTTGATGTGCCTCTTGATTTACAAAAGAAATTAATTGATCCAGAAAAACAAATTGGGTTTGATGTAGGCATTCACACTACTGAGTACGATGAAAAAAGAATCAAATCTTTAGTTTTAGAATTATTGGCAGATTTAAAGAAATCAACTAGACCAGTTATTTTAGTTGGTGGTGGAGTAAAAAATGCACAAGCTATTCCTTTACTACAAGAAGTTTCTAAATTGTTGCAAGTGCCTACATTTCCAACATGGAATGCATTAGATATTGTTACTAGTGACCTAGAAACATATTGTGGTCGTGTTGGTACATATGGTGGTGCAGGAAGAAACTTTGCTATTCAAAATAGTGATCTGTTAATTTCTGTGGCATCAAGAATTTCAGGCCGTATTACAGGAGGTAATGTATCTTCTTTTGCTAGAAATGCCAAAAAAATTATGGTTGATATTGATGAAGCACAATTACAGCCTCAATTGCAACAAGTTCCTTTTGATGTAAATATTAAATCTGATGCCAAGTTGTTTCTATCAATACTTAAAGAATTAATTATTGAAACAGGATACAAACCTCAACACAATGATTGGTTGAAAGAGGCTCAAGAATGGAAAGTTAAATATGATCCAGTAAAGCCAAATTTTGGATCATCAACAACAGTAATTCACCCTTACCGGTTCATGCGGCAGCTTGCTGAACAAATTAAAAATGATGGTGTAATTGTTGCTGATTGTGGTGGTAACATTGTCATTGCATCACAGGCATTTGAAACCAAATTGGGACAACACTTCATTACAAATAATGGTAACTCTCCAATGGGATTTTCTTTTGCTGCGGCAATTGGTGCTTGGTTTGCAGCTCCTGAAAAAACTATTGTTTGTATTATTGGTGACGGCGGTTTTAATATGAACCTTCAAGAGTTACAAACAATCAAAAATTATGGTTGTAAAATTAAAACTTTCATTATGAATAATCATATTTACGGCATTACAAAAGCATATCAAGAAACAAACTTCCAAGGCCGAGCAGAAGCTTGTGGGCCAAAAGGATATTCACCACCAAATTTTATTGATATCTGTAATGCATACGGGATTAAAACTGTATCGTTAAAAAATCCAGGTGATGTTGAGAAAACAATTTCTGAAATTTTAGAGTCTGACGAATCAGTTGTGTGTGATTTGGATATTGATGAATATCACACATATGAACCTAGAATTTTTGGTTGGAGCACACCAATTGAAGATATGTACCCATATATTGATAGAGCAGAATTTAAATCTAATATGTACATTGAACCAATTGAAGGATGGGAAACACCAGCGATGCCAGATGTGGTTAATCCGGTATTAACTAGTGAATAATTTTTATGATTATAACCAAAACGCCATATAGAATATCATTGTTTGGTGGCGGTACAGACTATCCAGCATGGTTTGAAAATAAACCTAGCCGGGTAGTTTCAGCTGCTATAGCTAACTATTGTTATTTTACCGTTAAAGTATTGCCACCCTTCTTTGAACATAAAAATCAAGTTGTGTATTCTAAAATTGAAAGTGTTAATACATTTTCAGAAATTAATCACCCATCAGTAAAAGCTTGTTTGAAATATATGAATATACCAAACGGCATTTCTATTGCATATGATGGAGATTTACCAGCTAGATCTGGTATAGGTTCAAGCTCATCTTTTACGGTTGGATTGTTACATGCATTACATGTATTAAAAGGCGAAGAAATTAGCCGTGAAAGATTATCAAGAGAAGCCATTTTCGTTGAGCAAAACATAATAGGTGAAAATGTTGGAATACAAGATCAAATTATGGCTGCTCATGGAGGTATTCGTTTAATTGAAATGGGTCCAGGTGTGTCTTGGCAATCTAGTGCTTTACCTTTATCGTATGATTACCGTAAAGAGCTTGAAAATTATGTTATGATAGGATTCTCTGGTGTCAGTAGAATTTCAGAAAGTGTTTCCAAAAAACAAGTAGAAAATATTAAAAAAGGTAGTACAAATAATTTTCTTGATAACATTAGTGAACTTAGTAATAAAGCAATTGATTGTCTAATAAAAGAATCTGACATGAAAACAATAGGTGATTTATTACATGACAGTTGGTCGTTAAAAAGAGAATTGGCTGATGGTGTAACAGAATCTTGGATTGATAACATATATCACAATTCAATTAGATGTGGGTCACTAGGTGGTAAACTGATGGGAGCTGGAGGTGGAGGTTTCTTTTTGTTTTTAGTTCCTCCTGAGAAACAAAAAATGTTTAAACAAAAAATGAATTCAATTAAAGTTTGGATACCATTTAAGTTTGATGTAGATGGAACTCAACTTGTTTTAAAATCGTGAGGTTATAATGAAATACCCTTTAATGCGTAATAATATTAGTAGATCAGATTTAGATGCAATGATTGAACATCTAAAACAAGATGATCCAATTTTAACCAATGGACCAAATTGTAAGAAATTTGAAGATGAATGGTCAAAATGGTTGGGTGTTCACTATTCTGTTTTTGTTAATTCAGGAGCCTCTGCTAATCTTTTGTCTATGACGGTTTTGAAAATTAAACATCCGGAAGGTGGAGAAGTTATTGTTCCTCCTCTAACATGGGTTTCTGATATCGCATCAGTTATTCAATGTGGTTTTACTCCTGTTTTTGTGGACATTGATTTAGATACATTGGGTATGAATAATCAAAAAATATTGGATGCTATCACACCAAAAACAAGAGCTGTATTTCTAAGTCATATTCAAGGCTTCAATGCATTAACAGATAAACTTATTTACGAATTAGCTGATCAAAATATCCCTTTAATTGAAGATGTTTGTGAATCTCATGGTGCAAGCCATGGTAACAGATTGTTAGGTAGCATTGGATTAATGTCTAACTTTTCTTTTTATTATGCACATCATATGACAACAATTGAAGGTGGCATGGTATGCACAAATGACCCTGAAGTGTATGAAACACTCCGTATGCTTAGATCACATGGCATGGTTCGTGAGATTAATAATCCAAGTAGAAAATCAAAATATGTTAAAGAGAATCCAGAATTAAATCCAGATTTTATCTTTGCTCATGCAGCCTACAACATGCGTAACACAGAGTTGGGCGGCATACTTGGTAGAAAACAGTTGACAAAGTTAGATGAAAATGTTAAAATGCGTAATGAAAACCATTTTAGATTTCTAAGAAAATTAGATATGAATAGATTTGCAACTGACTTTAAATTAATTGGGTCTAGTAATTACGCTTTTAATTTATTGTTATTGAAAAAAGATCCTGAGTATGTTACAAGATTGATGAATACAATGCAAACATATGGTATAGAATACCGAAGAGGTAGTGCAGGAGGAGGCAATCAGTTGCGCCAGCCATATCTTAAAGGTATTGTTCCTGATGGACATTATTTGAATTATCCAAATACTGAACATGTTCATTTTTATGGGTTCTATATTGGTAATTTTCCTTCAATGACATTTGATGAGATTGATTCAATAACAAATATTTTAAATAAGGTATAAAATGGCTAATATATTAGTTACAGGAGGTGCAGGTTATATTGGATCAATGCTTGTACCTGAGTTATTGAATTCTAATCATAATGTTACAGTGCTTGATAATTTTATGTATGATCAAACCAGCTTAAATCATTTATGCGGTAACCCAAAATTCAATGTTTACAAAGGCGATGTGCGAGTTGAATCTGATATTAACTTTCTGTTGAAAGATGCTGATATTATTATACCTCTTGCGGCATTAGTTGGTGCACCAATTTGCAAACAAGATCCGGTTGGAGCTGATACAACTAATGTACAAGCTATCCAGACAATGTTGAAGAAGTTAGATAAGGATCAAATTGTTATTATGCCTACGACTAATAGCGCATACGGAACCGGTGAGTTTTGCACAGAAGAATCACCATTGAATCCAATTTCAAAATATGCTATTGATAAAGTAATCATTGAAAAAGAATTGATGGAACATTCAAATGCGATTAGTTATAGATTAGCAACTGTTTTTGGTATGTCACCTCGTATGCGTATTGATTTACTTGTTAATGATTTTGTTCATCGTGCTGTTAAAGATGGTTTTGTTATTTTATTTGAAAGCCATTTCAAACGCAACTATGTTCATGTGCGTGATGTTGTTAATGCTTTTGGCCATGCTATAAACAATTTTAGTGATATGAAAGGCAACATTTATAATGTTGGTTTGTCTGAAGCTAATGTGTCTAAATGGGAACTCTGTGAAGCAATTAAACAATATGTTCCAACATTTACATTTATTGAAGCTGAAATTGGTAAAGATCCAGATCAAAGAAATTACATTGTGTCTAATCAAAAAATTGAAAACACCGGTTTTAAAACTAAACACAATTTAAATTTTGGTATATCAGAACTGGTTAAAGGATATCGTATGATTAAGAATACGAAATATGGTAATGTATGAGTAAAAAACATTACATTAACAACGGAGATTTTCTTGTTGCACTAGTTGACTATCACGATAGGTGTGCAAAGGCCAAAGAACTTAATAAAGAAGATCCTCCTATCCCTAATTATGTTGGTGAATGTTTTCTGAAAATTGCAGAACACTTATCTCGTAAACCAAACTTTGTATCTTATTCATTCCGTGATGAAATGATTTGTGATGGTATTGAAAATTGTATTCAATACTTTAGAAATTTTGATCCTGATAAATCAAAGAACCCGTTTGCATACTTTACTCAAATTATTTACTTTGCTTTTTTGCGTAGAATTCAAAAAGAAAAGAAACAATTATATGTTAAGTATAAAGCCACACAGCAATTTGGATTGTTGAATGAAGGTGAGATGTATGAAGATGAACATGGCAAAATGCAACAATTTCAAATGTATGATAACATTGCTGAGTTTATTGAAACATATGAAAAAACAAAAGATGCAAAAAAGAAAGTTAAGGCAAAAGGCCTTGAACTTTTTGTTGAAGAAGAAATTGATGAAGATGATGAAAAATGAAAATTTGTATCTTAGGTGACACACATTTTGGAATGCGTGGAGACTCATTAGAATTTCACAATCATTATAAGAAATTTTATGAAGAAACATTTTTTCCATATCTAATTGAAAATAATATAACGACCGTGCTTCAGATGGGTGATCTGTTTGATCGTAGGAAGTTTATTAATTTTAACACACTCTATCTAGCTAGAGAATATTTTTTTGATAAACTAAAAAAACATAACATACAATTCTATACTATCATTGGTAACCATGATATCTATTTTAAAAATATATTGAGTGTCAATTCTTCTCAGATGTTATTAAATGATTATGATAACATTACCGTGATTGATGAGCCAATTAAAATGGTATTTGATGGTGTTGACGTTGATGTTATCCCTTGGATATGTTCCGATAATGAAGAAGGAATAATTGAATTCATTAAAAATTCTAAGTCACAAATTTGTTTTGGGCATTTTGAGATAGCTGGTTTTGAAATGGATCGTGGTAATGTTTGTCACGAAGGGCTTGACAAAAACATATTAAAGAGATATGATGTTGTATTGAGTGGCCATTTTCATCACAAATCAACTGATGGGCAAATTACTTATGTAGGAACGCCAGGTGAAATGACATGGGCAGATTATAATGATGAAAGAGGATTTCATATTTTTGACACACAAACAAGGGAATTGGAGTTTGTATTAAATCCGAATAGAATATTTCATAAGATTACCTATGATGATTCTAACACCGATTTTGAATTTTGGAAAAAACATGATTACTCAACATACAAAGATTCCTATGTTAAGGTTGTGGTTTTAAATAAACAAAACCCGTATCTATTTGATAGTGTGATTGATAATCTTTATAAATGTGGCGTTAGTAATTTAGCTATTGTTGAAGATTTTACAGAAACTATTATTGAGAATGATCAAGATTTAATAAATCAAGCTGAAGATACCATTACAATTTTAAACAAACATATTGATAATATATCAATAAATGCGAGCAACATTAAATTGAAATCATTAATGAAAGAACTTTATATTGAAGCTTTGAATACTGAAACAGAATGATTATATTTCGTAAGATTAAATATAAAAACTTTTTAAGTACCGGTAACTATTTCACCGAATTACAATTTGATAAGTCTCCAAACACATTAATCATCGGTTCAAATGGTGCAGGTAAATCTACGATGCTTGATGCGTTGTGTTTTGCCTTGTTTGGTAAACCATTCCGTTCGGTGAACAAACCACAATTGTTGAACAGCATTAATGGTAAAGATTGTATCGTTGAAGTTGAGTTTGATACAGGTAATAAATCATATAAGATTGTTCGTGGTATCAAACCAAATGTGTTTGAAATCTGGTGTGATGGTGTAATGATTAATCAAGAAGCCGCAGTCCGTGATTACCAAGAATACCTTGAAAAGTTTATTTTGAAGTTAAACTATAAGTCGTTCACACAGATTGTTATTCTTGGTTCAGCATCATTCACACCATTCATGCAATTAAAGCCTGGTGATCGTAGAGAAATTATTGAAGATTTATTGGACATTCAAATCTTTTCAGCAATGAATTCTGTTTTAAAAGATAAGGTTCAGAACAATAAAGACTTAACCTCCTCTAAGAAATATGAAATTCAATTGAGTGAACAGAAATACGAACTACAGAAGAAACATATTGATGAACTCAAACAAAACAATGATGATAAGATTGCTGAATACGGCAACGATATCAACAGCAGTAATATTGTTATATCCACCCTATCAGGAGAGATTGAGTCCTATACGACCGAAGTCGAGCGGCACCAATTGGCGATTGCATCTAAAACTGAGACAGAATCTAAAGTCAAGAAGCTTACGAAACTTGAATCTCAGATTGAAAGCAACTTATCCAAATTTCAAAGAGATATCAATTTCTTTCAAGGCAATGATAATTGTCCAACGTGTCGGCAGGCCATTGCCTTGGGGTTTAAGGAAGAGGAATTACATTCACTTTCCTTAAAGGTTGGTGAGTGTACCCATGGTCTAAGTAAACTAGAAGAAAAACTTCTAGAAGAACAAGCTAAACTTAATGTTATCTCTGAAGTACAAAAGAAAATACAAGCACTTCAAATTAAAATTGCAACAAACAATACTTCCATTACAGAGACTAATAAGTATATTAAGAAGATTGAAAAACAGATTGATGAATTGAAATCTTCCAAAGCTAACACGGAAGATTCATCTGGTGAATTGAAAGTATTGGAAGATAATCTTAATACACTTAAAACAGAATTAAAAGAGCTGATTGATGAAAAGGTTTACTACGATATAGCCGCAGGATTATTAAATGATACTGGTATTAAAACCAAGATTATCAAACAGTACCTGCCAATCATCAACAAACTGGTAAACAAGTATCTAGCATCATTTGATTTCTTTGTTAATTTTAACCTTGATGAATCGTTTAAAGAAACAATTAAATCTAGGCATCGTGATGAATTTACCTATGCCAGTTTTAGTGAAGGTGAGAAACAGAAGATTGATTTGGCATTGTTGTTTAGTTGGCGTGCAGTAGCTAAACTGAAGAATTCTGCAAACACCAATCTTTTGATTTTAGATGAAGTGTTTGATTCGTCATTAGATGCAAATGGTACCGAGTATCTAATGAATATTTTACATATGTTGGAAGGTACTAATGTGTTTGTTATTAGTCATAAAGGCGATATACTGCAAGATAAGTTTAGGTCAGTAATTCGTTTTGAGAAAGCTAATAATTTTTCAAGGATAATGAGATGAATGAGTTTGTAAAATTGAGTGAATATTTTGATGGTTTTGCTAATAAAACATCACAAGTATACAAAACGGAAAAAGACAGGGATCGTTATATGGTTTTATTTTACCGAGCAGAAGATGATTTTAATGAAGCTAAATTCTTTGATGATTTGGAAGATGCACAAGATTCAGCTGAAGATTGGGTAGGGGTGTAAAAATGTCAACAGTTCTAACATTTAACACTGAAGAAGATATTGTAAAAGAAGAAGAAATAATGCCTCTTACTTTATATGATGATAATCATCCTATGCTATCAAGAATGATTCCTGAATATGATATTAGAAATTTACCAAATCCTAATATCATTAAAACAGTAAAAAGATTAAAGATGACCATGAAGCTTCACAACGGAATGGGACTATCAGCAAATCAATGTGGATTATTTGAAAGAGTTTTTGTTATTGGCACAGAACACTTTCAGCTAGTTTGTATTAACCCTAAAATTGTAGAACAATCGGAAGAAATGATAAAAGATGCTGAAGGTTGTTTATCTTTTCCTGGTATGTCACTTAAAGTAAAAAGGTCGGATTGGATCATAGCTGAATACTATGATGAAAATGGCAAAATACACAATGTTAAGATGGAAGGGTTGACTGCTCGTTGTTACCAACACGAACTAGATCACATGAATGGTATTAAGTTTACCTCTTATGCAGGTCCAGTTATGTTACAATTGGCCAAACAGAAACAACAAAAACTTATTAAGAAAATTAAAAGACTATCTAGATGATTGATGATATTGAAACCCAATGGATTAAGTGGCAAGATGAGAATCCTGCCTCTTCATTCATGGATATAGATGATGGTGAATTGAAAGAAAAAACTATTAGTGATTTAGCTTATGTTTCACAAATGGATGTAAAAGAATATACTTTGTACCAGAAGTGGTGTGAAGTACATGAAAAATATCCGACTGTTGTGAATCAAACTTTATTTGGAGAAGAAGTCCAACTTCTTGACCCAAAGCAGCAAATCATAGTTGATTCTGTGAAGAACAACATTTGGGTTCCAACATCACATGATGACTATCTAAATCTTCAGCCTGTTTTGGAATATACAGATGATTCTGGTGTAATGTCCGCCAAAGGTGTTGATGGCTCTGACATCCAAGTTGACATGAAACGAAGTAAAGAGTTGCCTGAGAAATGGAACACAGCTCGTAATTTCATTTCAACAATGAAGAATAATTCCAATATCGGCCGTAATCTTAATTTCTTTGTTAAAGATGATAAGTCAGGTAAGTATCTTGGAGTTATTTGTATTTCATCCGACTTTCTTGATTTAACTCCTCGTGATGAGGTTATTGGTTGGCCAAGAGAATTGAAAACTCAAGGTGGTATGATTAACCATACTGCGATTGGTTCTACTATTGTTCCATTCCAACCATTAGGTTACAATTATGTTGGTGGTAAACTACTAGCCTTGTTGTGCCTATCTGATGAAGTGCAGAATTTATGGAAGAAACAATACGGTGATACTTTGATTGGTGTAACAACAACATCATTGTATGGTAAAACCAAGTTGAATGGTTTATCACAATATGATAACCTTGACCATTGGCAGAAGATGGGATTCACAGCAGGTTCTGTGTCGTTTGAACCCGGAAGAGATACTCGTTACTTGATTCGTGAGTGGTTGAAAGCTAAACATACTCGTAAGTATTTTGAATGGTATGTTGCAAAGAAACCTTCTGGTCAACCACATAAGCGGGACCATAAGAATCGTTCACTAGCATTCACTTACACTAAACTTGGTGTGCCTAAAGATATCATTCGTACAGACCATGCTCGTGGTATTTACTTTAGTCCTTTGTACAACAACAGCTATGAGTTTCTCCGTGGTGAAATCAAAGAAGATGCCTTAGTGAAATCATTTGATACTAGCTACGAATCATTGGTTGACATTTGGAAGAACAAACACGCTAAAGGTCGTATCAAACAACTAGTGAAAAAAAATACTGTTTCCTATGAGTCTTTATTTTATGACGATCTTATTTTTATGGATTGGCAACAGACCAAAGATAAGTACCTTTCACAAGTAGGCAGATAATAATATATGCCCACAATTTTGATGATAAAGAGCATATATAATTATATGAAGTAAAAAATGCGGGGTGTCTGAGACAGTTTTTCTCCCAAGAAAAATAGATGGTTTAATTCCCTAACCCCGCTCCACTTTCCCTAAGGCTGTCGCATAAAAACGACAGTCTTTTTTATTGCCTTGACATATAGGCCAGTTGTGTTATACTGGTTGCATTGATAGGAGATATACATGAATGATACACTTCAATTCGCCCCCACAGAAGATTATTCCCATACATTGCTGGAACAACAGGAAATGCACTATTTTTCTTGTGTCCATGATGTTCAAGAAGCCTTCCAAACTCATGGTATTAAAGATATCCTTAGTGAAGTCTGTAAGAATCCTCAATTAAATCAACAGCTTACCGACTATATAAAAAGCTTGCAATTCAAGTAGGATTGTGTTATACTGGTTGTTCCTAATGAGAAAAAGCGTACTATGACATTTACTGTTGAAACAAAATCTCAGTTGGCAAAATTACTTGCCACCGAAAACCTAACCATTGTGCATGATAAAATCTCAACGGCTAGGTTTGATCCTATAAACCGTATTTTATATTGCCCCATCTGGAATGATATGTCAGGCGATTTGTATGACCTGTTGCTAGGCCATGAAGTTGGTCATGCACGATATACACCGGCTGAAGGATGGCATGATGCTATCTCAGGTCGTGGTCGTAATTTCAAAGGCTTCTTGAATGTTGTAGAAGATGCCCGTATTGAAAAGAAAATCAAACGCAAATATCCTGGCATTCGCCAGTCTTTCATTCGTGGTTACCAAAGCCTTTTAGACCGTGACTTTTTCGGTATTAAAACCCGTGATGTTAACAAATTATCATTCATTGACCGTTTAAACATTTACACCAAATCTGGTGGTACATTGTATATTAATTTCACCGATGAAGAAGTGAAAATGGTGAATGATGTAGAAAATTGTGAAACATGGGACGATGTTCTCCGTGTTACTGAAGTTGTTTTCGGTTATTCAAAAGATGAGCAATTTGAAACACAGCAACAATTTTTCTTGCCTGATCCAAACGGCGAATTTGAATTTGATGATAACGATTCGGATCCTTCAGATTACGATTTTGACGATACTTCACCCTCTGATGAAGATGGTGATGCTGAAGGTTCTGATAAATCTGGTGATTCTGATGAAGAATTGGATGAAGAATCGGATGAAGATGGTGATGGTGACGGTGAAAACGGTGAAGGTGAATCTGGTGACCAACAAGGTGCCAATTTAAACCGTGTCAAAGATTCAAAGCCAAATGTTGATGATAATTTTGAACCTGTTTGCACCACAGATGAAGCGTTTCGTAACAAAGAAGTAGAACTTGTTGATGAAAAATGCCGGCCGTTTGTTTACACTAAAATTCCACAAGTAGATTTGGAAAAAATTGTTACACCAGCTAAAGTTGTGCATCAGCATTTATATGATTTCTATTTCAAGAATGAGCCATCAGATGTTGCTCATTACAACACAAAAGTAAAAGAATTCAAATTGAAAAATGACCGGTACATTGGTCTGCTTGCAAAAGAATTTGAAATGAAGAAAGCTGCTCGCTCATATGCAAAAGCCAAAGTGTCCAACACAGGTGATATTGATATTGGTAAACTTTACAAGTATAAAGTTGAAGATAACATTTTCAAAAAACTAATGCGAGTGCCAAAAGGCAAATCACATGGCTTGGTTCTGTTGCTTGATTGTTCTGGTTCCATGCGAAACAATATGGATGCTTCTATTGAACAGATTTTGGTTCTCACCATGTTCTGTCGCAAAGTGAATATTCCATTTGTTGTGTATGGTTTCGGTGATTCTCAAACGGCTCGTAAGTTTGATTTCAAAGACCAAGCACCACAATCTGGTTTTGCTTATGAAGAAGGTGATTTGTTCTTGCAACCAGTTTTCCTGCGAGAATACTTGAATTCTAAAATGAGTGGTGCTGAGTTTAATGCTTGCATCCGTAACATGATTGCTTTAAAGACTTCATATGCAATTGGTCGCCGAAATCATCCTTTGACTGAAACACTTGGTAATACTCCTTTAGTTCAGGCTATGGTTGCTCTTGAACCAATCACAAAGCAATTCCGTAAAGTGAACAACCTTGATTTGGTTAATTTGGTAATTGTACATGATGGTGATGCTGATACTACCGATTTTGTTGTTAAATCTCGTGAAGTGCCGAAAACAGATCCAGACCGTTCACCATTTGAAGCAAAACGGTTTCAAGCTCGTATTGAGAATATTTACATTAAAGACCGTAATTCCAAATTGCAAATAAAACTTGATTTTCATTACAATGAAAGTCATTACAATATTGATGATAGTTTGCGTGTTGCAATTTTTGATTGGTTCCGTGCTGTGACTGGTGCTAAGATTTTTGGTTTCTTTGTTACTGAAACTGGCCGTAAATTATCAGAATCTATTGCAAACAAATATTACGATAAAAAAGGTCGTACTATTAAACAGATTTGTACCGAAGATTTTCAACACACACATTGGCGATATTACCGTTCTGAATTTGTTCAGACTTTAAGTAAGAAACTGAAAAGTGAAAAATTCCTTGAATCTTTCAATCCCGGCTATGATGCATTCTTTATGATGCCCGGTGGTTCAGAAATGAATATTGAAGATGATGAATTGACGGTTACTGGTGCTGTTACAGCAAACAAGTTAAAAAATGCGTTTATGAAAATGAACAAAAAGAAACAAATTAACCGAGTGATGGTTAACCGGTTCATTGATGGCATTGCTGCCTAACTGTTGTATTTTTACAACATAGCCTTGACATATGTTGTTTTTTATTATATAATGGAAGTTCTAGTGAAATTTGGAGTTTTAAATGCGTACCACCAAAGTTGAAGTTCGTGAAAAGTTTTTTGCTTTGCTTACAAACCTCGGTAAAGATACAGTAACGAAATCTGAGATTAAAGAAATTTGTTCAACAATTGGTATCTACGGAGTGCCGTGGTTCACCAAAGATGAATCAAACCGAGTTGGCCGTGGTTTGTACCGAGTACCTAATTCAAAAGCTGTTCCTATCACAGCTACAATTGACATGACAGCACAGGTCATTAAAATGCCAGATAATAAAACCGTACAAAACGGCGGTAACCGTATTGCTAGTGTGATTACTGACCTTGAAACAGAAAATCTGGTTCCCAAGGCCTACAAAAATTATGTGCCATTTGGTAACTATGATGATTTGTTGAAAATCGTTTCATCAAAGCAATTTTATCCAGTTTTCATTACTGGTCATTCAGGTAATGGTAAAACAATGTCAGTTGAGCAAGCTTGTGCCAAAGTTGGCCGCAAGTTTATTTGCGTTTCAATGACACCTGAGACCGATGAAAGTGATTTGCTCGGTAACTATGTTCTGATTAACGGTCAGATGGAATGGCGTGACGGCCCGGTTACGGTTGCTGCTCGTCAAGGTGCTGTATTGTGCATTGATGAAATTGATTACGGTGCTCAGAACCTTTCTTGCTTGCAGCGTGTTCTTGAAGGCAAACCATTCTTGTTGAAAAAGAAAAATGAAAATGTGGTTCCTGCTGAAGGTTTTACCATTGTTGCTACTGCAAATACCAAAGGTAAAGGTTCAGAAGATGGTCGTTATATGTTCACCAATGTTCTTAACGAAGCCTTCCTTGAAAGATTTCTTAATACTTACGAACAAGACTGGCCTCCAGTTGCCGTTGAGCGTAAGATTATCAAGAAAGAATTAACATCATTTGGTAAAGCTGATGATGAATTTGCCGAGAAACTTGTTACTTGGGCAGATGTGATTCGCAAAACATTCGTAGAAGGCGGAGTTGATGAAGTGATTTCTACTCGCCGCTTGGTGCATATTTCAAAAACTTATGGTGTGTTCGGTAATCGGATGAAAGCCATTGAGTTGTGCCTGAATCGTTTTGATGATGATACTAAGATGTCGTTTCTTGATTTGTATACCAAAGTTGATGCTGGTGCAAATACCGAGTCCATTTTGGCACAAACGGCGGTTGCCGAAGAAGTTAAAGTAGCGGAAGAAATTCCGTTCTAAGGCAATAGTGAATAAGTCTGCCGTAAAACGCTTGACTTATTCACAAGTATCTGTTACACTAGTATCTAATCTTGAGGTTTGAATCACGCTTCAGATAACTTTTTCAAAAGTGATTCATTTTAATTATGGAGTTTTACAATGTCTGCAAAATCAAAAGTTCTTTCTTACCTGTCAAATGACAGCACATACAACACACTTACAGCTAATCAAATGGCTGCTAAGTTTGGTGTACAAAACCCAAGTGCTACTGTCAACGAATTGCGTAAAGAAGGTCATGCAATTTACCTGAACAGCCGCATCAATGCCAAAGGTGAGAAAGTTTCTTTCTATCGTCTTGGTACACCAACCAAGCGCATCGTTGCTGCTGGTATCATGGCACTTCGCCAAGCCGGTGAGCCAACATTCGCCTAATTTAACGGCGTTTTGTTGAGCAAGGAGAGATATATATTAGTATCTCTCCTTTTTTTTATTTTATGGATACACTATGGAAATTCAAGTAAATATTGATGAATTGAAAAAACATAAACTTTTCATTGCCACACCGATGTATGGTGGTATGGCTTTTGGATTGTATATGAAATCGTGCCTTGATTTGCAAATGACCATGGCACAGTACGGAATTGAAGTGAAGTTTTCATTCCTTTTTAACGAATCCCTTATCACACGAGCAAGAAATTATCTTGTTGATGAGTTTCTTCGCACAGATTACACCCATATGATGTTTATTGATTCTGATATTCATTTTTCGCCAAAAGATATTCTAGCACTATTGGCGTTAGATAAAGATATTATTGGCGGACCATATCCTAAGAAATCAATTAATTGGGGTAATGTTGCACATGCAGCCCGTAACCATCCTGATATGGATCCTGGTGCTCTTCAAGAATTGGTAGGTGAGTATGTGTTCAATGTGGTAAAAGGAACACAATCATTTCAGGTGTCAGAACCTCTAGAGGTTATGGAGATTGGCACAGGCCATATGTTGATCAAACGAAATGTGTTTGAGAAAATGGCAGCAGAATATCCAAACATTCGTTACAAACCAGATCATGTTGGCCAAGCCAATTTTGATGGTTCAAGGTATATTCACGCATACTTTGATACTGTGATTGATAGTAAAGAATCAATTACGGGTGGTGGTAGTGAACGATACTTGTCAGAAGATTATATGTTCTGTCAAATGTGGCGCAAGATGGGTGGCAAAATTCATTTATGTCCATGGATGAAACTACAGCACATTGGTTCATATGCATTTAGTGGTAACATGCCTGCTGTTGCTCAGTATACTGGCAAGTTATGATAATCGGTTTGGTTGGTTTTATTGGATCAGGCAAGGGAACTGTCGGTGATATCCTTGAACAAAAAGGATTTATCAAAGACAGTTTCGCCAAACCACTTAAAGATGCTTGTTCTGTTATGTTTGGATGGCCTAGAGAACTGCTTGAAGGTGACACCGAAGTTTCTAGAAAATGGCGTGAAGAACCTGATAATTACTGGAGTGAAAAATTTGGTCGCCAATTTACTCCTCGTGAAGCTCTCCAATTAATGGGCACAGAAGCTGGCCGTGATGTATTTCATAAAGATGTTTGGGTCATTTCATTGTTGAATCGTGCAAAAGGTAAAGATGTTGTTGTTACCGATGTCCGATTCAAAAATGAGATACAATACATCCAAGACAATGGTGGCATAGTTATTCGTGTTAAAAGGGGTGAAGATCCAAATTGGTATGTCAAGCTTGAAAAAATACAATCGGAAACTGAAAGAACCAAGTTCATGCAATTTGAACATATTCATAAATCAGAATGGGATTGGGTTGGTTGTGAATTCAATTATACGATTGCCAACAATGGCAGTATTCAAGATTTAGGTAAAGAAGTAGAGAGAGTATTGCAATTTATAAAATGATGTAGTATAATGATATTATTATTTTAATGTGGAGTATATTATGAAGTTATCAACCGATACAATCAATGTTCTAAAAAACTTTGGTGCAATTAATGATGGGCTGCTCTTTAAAAAAGGTAAAGTTTTAAAGACTATTTCATCAGGCAAGAACATTCTTGCTCAAGTAACAATCAATGAAGATATTCCAACTGAGTTTGGTATTTACAATTTAAACACCTTTCTTTCTGCACTTTCTTTGCATAAGGATTCTCCAACACTTGAATTTGATTCAAAAGAGCTCGTGATTGTTGGTAACAAAGGTCGTAGTAAAATCAAATACCGTTTTGCAGCCGCTAACACGATTAACACACCGCCTGAAAAAGAATTGGTGATGCCTGATCCAGAAGTTTCTTTTTCCTTCAGTGAAGAAGATTTTCAATGGATTCTAAAATCTGCTGGCGTTCTTGGTTCACCACAAATTTCGGTTGAATCTGATGGCACCAAAATTGTTGTGTCTGCATTTGATACAACAGATGATTCTGCTCACACAGATGCTCTTGAAGTCGCTGATGGTAATGGTGATAAGTTTCGTTTTGTTTTTAAAACAGAAAATCTCACCAAGTTGTTGAACGGCGGGTATGATGTACAAATTTCTTCAAAGGGAATTTCTAACTTTAAACACAAAACAGTTCAGTTACAATATTTCATTTCAACAGAAGCTGGTTCTACTTTCACTAAGGCTTAATATGTTAGTTTATTTTACAAACAGCTTTAAAGGTAATGCCTCTGATTCAATCGCAATTAACCCTGATCATGTCATTAGTGTTTTTGTAATTGAAAACGAAGAAGGTGATAAGGTGACCGCAATCTATGGCATTGGCAACAATACTTGGACTGTAGAAGAACCTTATCTTGAAGTTGTTGCTCGGTTAAGTTGAAGTGATTAAATTATTATTTTATATTATGAGGCTTGTGAATGTTAGAACATCTTTTATTTACGGAGAAATACCGTCCTAAAACTATTGCTGAGTGTATTCTTCCTGATCGGTTAAAAACACCATTTCAGGAATATGTTAATCAAAACAACATTCCCAATCTTCTTCTATCTGGCGGTGCAGGCGTAGGTAAAACTACAGTTGCTAAAGCCATGTGTGAGGAGATTCGTTGTGATTATATGATCATCAACGGGTCAGATGAAAATGGCGTTGATGTTGTTAGATACAAAATCACCAATTATGCATCGTCTATGTCTTTATCGGGTGGTCGCAAAGTCATTATTATTGATGAAGCTGACTATCTATCACCAAATGCTCAAGCAGCTTTTCGTAATGCAATTGAAGAATTCGCTTCAAACTGTTCCTTTATCTTCACCTGTAATTACAAAAACAAATTAATTGACCCATTACACAGTCGTTGTGCTGTCGTTGAATTCAATTTAAAGAATGCCGAAAAAACGCAGATGGCTGGCCAATTCTTTAAAAGAATTCAGTCTATTTTACAGAGTGAAGAAATTGAATATGATGATAAGGTTATTGTTGAGTTAATTAAGAAACACTTTCCAGACTTTCGCCGTATCATTAATGAGTTACAACGGTATTCACAGTTCGGTAAAATTGATAGTGGCATCCTTTCACATATAGTGGAAGTATCACTAGGTGATATTATCAAATACATCAAAGATAAAGACTTTGGTGCTATTCGTAAATGGGTTGCAAGTAATGATATTGATGCAACAACATTCTTCCGTAAAATCTATGATAACCTATATGATGTTTTAAAGCCACAAAGTATTCCACAAGCGGTAATTATTTTGGCTGATTATCAGTATAAACAGGCATTTGTAGCTGATACTGAGATAAATACTGTGGCTTGTCTTACGGAAATCATGGTTGGGTGTGAATTTAAATGAACACCATAATTTTCAATATATTTGCATGGATTAAAAATGATTTTAATTCTTATCGTTTTAGGTTTATTATTGAGCTTTTGGCTTGGGCTATATCTATCGGATGCTCAATCACAATGGCCCTCACTGTTCCAAATCCTCCGTTACTTCACCTTTATCCTATTTGGATATTTGGTTGTTCTTTGTATGCTTGGGCTTCTTTTAGCAGGAAATCATTTGGCATGTTGGCTAACTATATCCTGTTAACAACGATTGATACCGTTGGTTTAGTGAGAATGTTGTGGTAATAACACCAGAAAAGTTTGGTCTTAAAAATGAATACCAAATAAATGAAGGTGCCGGTGCTGAATCGTTCATAGAATCTCAATTTCAAAACCATTTTAACTATAAACCAAAGAGCAAAAGGCAAAAATTTGCTGATGTTTGGGTCAATGAAAAATTTGGTTACAATATAAAAACTAGTGTAGATGGTAATTTAGGTGGAAGAATCTGCACAGTAGCTATTGCTCCATGGTTATGTAATCCTGATAATCAACTAAAAATAATTCTTGTTAACTATAATAACAATAGGGGCCATTTAATATTAACAGATGTTCGTGAGCATTTTATTGAAGAAATAGAATATAACATTTTGAATCAAGGCAAAGGTTTTTTGCATATGAAAACCGATAACAAAAATAAAGTAATTAGAACAAGAGTAAAATTAGATAGGCAGCTTTGGTTGCAAGAGTTTCAATTTAAATATATTGAATTTGTTGAAAATACTAAAAAAAGGTTTGATACTTATGCAAAAGAATATGCATCTTTAACGGTATCAAGTGAAACTAATTTATCAAATTTTATGGTGTAATATGAGCCCTTTTGATTATGTAAATGCCATTCTTCAGAACAAGAAGCAAATGATTGTTGATGATTTAACAGAAAAAGACTATATACCTTTTCTTGTTAATCGGTCGTTATCTTATCATTCCGACTGTATAATGTATGCAAATGAGATGAACCGCAGGCATTTCCTAGACAAAAAACTTCAAAATGATTTTTTGATAAATACCGTAAGGTCTAGAAAAAGACCTTTCGCAAAGTGGGTTAAATCTGAAAAAAGTGAAGATATAGCATGTGTCAAACTGGCCTATGGCCTGTCAGATTCCAAAGCTCGTGAAGCTTTACGCCTACTAAGTGATGAACAAATCCAACTATTAAAAGAAAAAACCGATACAGGTGGATAAGCATCATGGTAGATTTAAAAAAGTTTGTTGAGGTAACACTCAATGAGCAGGATGATTTTTTGAAGGTTCGTGAGACATTGACCAGAATCGGTGTATCTTCACGGAAAGAAAAGGTGTTGTACCAATCGTGCCACATTCTCCATAAACAGGGACAATATTACATTGTTCATTTTAAGGAGTTGTTTGCATTAGATGGTAAACCATCAAACATATCTGAGAATGATATACAAAGGCGGAATGCTATAGCTAAATTGTTAGAAGAATGGGGTTTGGTAACTATTTTAAACCCACAAATTATGATTGATAATATTGCACCGTTACATCAAATTAAGATTATTTCATTCAAAGAAAAAAATGAGTGGGAACTGGTTACCAAATACAACATTGGTAAAAAATCAGAACAAGCATATTAATATGGATTTTTATTATGAAACCTACGAAACTAAAAAACATTTATACCGGAGATGTGGTATATTGTAAAAATATAGATGATGTTACATTAGTTGAAGAAAAGGCTTTTATTAGGGTTTATTCGGAAGATAATCCTCAACGAACCTTTTTAGTCAATAGAGTGGCATTTAATATCATAAAATAACTATAGGCAATAATTAAACTATACCTTGACATATGATTTGGTTATGTTATAATGGTAGTATTGTGAGGATATATTATGAAAATTGCAGTTTGTTCCGATTTACATCTTGAATTTGGTGGTTTAATCCTTAGAAATATGGATGATGCTGATGTCCTGATTTTATCAGGTGATATCTGTGTTGCTAAAGATTTACTAGAGCTTGGCTCACCCATGAGCAAATCAGAATCAATTCACGATTTTTTTAAGAATTGCTCTGATGAATTTAAGCATGTTATCTACATAGCTGGCAACCATGAACATTATCATGGTGACTTCAGAGATACACTTAGAGATTTGAAATACAATCTCCATTACCTCCAAAACTTATACATCTTAGATAAAGAGAAAGTCACACTTGAAGGTGTCACTTTTGTTGGCGGAACTTTGTGGACGGATATGAACGGTGAAGATCCAATGACACTGCACGCTATTGGTAGTATGATGAATGATTTTCGTTGTGTGAAAAATAGCAACAAGAAAGTTTCATTTCGTGATGCTAATGGTCAATTCCATGAACGTGCAGCCAAGTTTTCACCTGAAGATACTGTAGAAGATCATAGGAAAATGGTTAATTATATTCGTCATGTTGTTGAAGGCAAAAATGACCAAAAGTTTGTTGTTGTTGGTCACCATGCACCATCAAGATTATCTACTCATCCGAAATATCAAAACGAAACTTTGATGAATGGTGGCTATAGTTCTTCACTAGACTTTTTCATTGAATCACATCCACAAATTAAATTGTGGACACATGGTCACACACACGAAACATTTGATTATGTTGTGGGTGAAACTAGGGTCGTTTGTAATCCACGTGGTTATATTGGTTATGAGGATCGTGCTGATAACTTTAAATTGAAAACATTTGAAGTATGAAAGAAAAATATATTGATGCACATATGAAGGCAGCTGAGGTTTATGCTCAGTTGTCCTCTGCTAAGCGCCTTCAAGTTGGTTGTGTTGTAGTAAAAGACAACACTATCATTGGTATTGGTTACAATGGTATGCCGGCCGGATGGGAAAACGATTGCGAGTACAAAGAATACCCAGACCGATATGATAAACATTCCGAATGGGCAGACCTTTACTTTCCATTACAAGAACCCGACGGCACTTATTACAGGCTAAAGACACGGCCGGAAGTCCTTCATGCTGAGACGAATGCAATTGCAAAGATTGCTCGTAGTACAAATTCAAGCGAAGGTGCTGCATTGTTTGTAACTCATGCACCATGTTTAGACTGTGCAAAGATTATTCACCAGGCCGGAATCAATTCCGTTTACTATCGCAATACCTATCGTTCAACCGATGGTATTGATTTCTTAGAGAAGTGTAATATCAATGTCAAAAAAGTATGAAAGTAAAGTTTTGGAAATTTGTGATAATGGTGATGCTATTGTAGAATTACCAGATGAATTAATGGAAGAACTTGGTTGGAAAGAAGGTGATCAATTAGATTATAAAATGAAAGATGGTTCACTTTATATTACAAATTTGACCAGGCAAAAACAACAAAATAAGTAAATTTTACTAACATAATCCTTGCACAATAACATTGGTTATGTTATAATGATTTTTCTATGTTAACAAAAGGTGAATGATGAACATCCGTGAACTCGCAAAAAAAATGGCTATTGACAATAAATTAACACGGGCAGACAAGTATGATTTGTTTCTCCGTGAATTTGACAACAAGGTTGAATTGGTTGGTTTGATACAAGACCCAACCTTAGATATGAACGACTTTCGTGGTCGTGAAATGTTGTTCCCAAAACGATGGGTTACGCTAGCTGTTTATGATGCTTCTTATGAGGTGGCTGCATAATGGCAATTAAACTTTTAACTTTTAAAACAAATCACACTCTGTTAGGAGATTTAACTGAATCTTCTAAAGATACTTTTGTGATGATTAAACAACCTGTTCAAGTTGTTTCTGTTCCTCCTAGAGCTGCAGATGATCCTGGATCAATTGCATTTTCTCCGTATTTGGAGTATTCTCAAGAATTTAGGTCAGGAATAAAAATTAATCATTGTGATATTTTAAGCATCAATACACCCGTTATTGAATTAGAAAATCAATACAATACAATTTTTGGAAGTGGTATTCAAATTGCCCGTGCCGGCACAAAATTCTGATATAATGATGAATGACTAGATACTATACAAATGTTGCTGTTGTAGGCAACAATATTCTATACCGTGGTGTGAAAGATGGGCGTAGAGTCAAGATGAAGATTGGCTATACGCCCACGCTATTTCTACCAGCGAAGAAAGAAACGAAATTCAAAACTCTCAATGGTGAATACCTTGAACCAATGAAGTTTGAATCCATCCGTGATGCTCGTGATTTTGTTAAGAGATATGATGAAGTATCTAATTTCAAAATCTATGGCAACACGGGATATCAGTATGCATTTATTGCTGATGAACATCCAAAGATGATTGATTGGAATATTGATGATATCTCCATTGCAATCACAGATATTGAGGTCGGTTCAGAAAATGGATTTCCTGACCCATACCTTGCTAACGAACCAATCACCGCAATCTGTGTAACCTTCCTAAAAGGTGAAACAGTTGTGTTTGGTTGTGGTGATTATGAAACGAAGGGCTCAGAGAAATACATTAAGTGTACTGATGAATACGCCTTGTGTAAATCATTTCTACAATACTGGCAAGAAAATTGTCCTGATGTGCTGACTGGCTGGAATACCAAGTTCTTTGATATTCCTTATTTGATTAATCGTTTTCGCCGTATTCTAGGTGAAGATGAAACAAAGAAACTTTCACCATGGGGTATGATTAGTGAGCGTAAGGTCGTTTCCAATAACCGTGAGCTGATTGCATATGAAATGGTTGGTGTATCATCACTAGATTATATTGAACTATATCGTTGGTATGCACCGGGAGGCAAGTCACAAGATTCTTATAAGCTGGACAATATCGCTAATGTGGAACTTGGTGATAGTAAACTTTCATATGATGAGTATGATAACCTTCATGCACTGTATCGTGAGAACTACCAAAAGTTTATTGAGTATAACATCAAAGACGTTGATCTTATTATTCGCTTGGAAGATAAGTTAAAGTTGATTGAACTTGGTTTAACTTTGGCCTACGATACAAAAACAAATTACGAAGATATCTTTGCACAAACTCGTATGTGGGATGCAATGACTTATTCTTACCTTTTGGAAAAAGGCATTATTGTTCCACCTAAAGTTAAACAAAATAAAACATCAGCATTTGAAGGTGCATATGTTAAAGACCCACAAATTGGTATGCATAATTGGGTGGCCAGTTTTGACTTAAATTCTCTGTATCCACATTTAATGATGGAATTTAATATTTCACCAGAAACTTTAATTAGTCCAGAAAATTATACATCTGATATGCATCAAGTAATTAGGAATGGCATTTCTGTTGATAAATTATTAGATAAACAAATTGATACTAGTAATCTTAAAGATGTTACTTTAACACCAAACGGACAATTCTTTCGCACCGATATTCAAGGTTTCTTACCAAGAATGATGGAAGAAATGTATGAGGATCGTAAAAAGTTTAAGAAGTTAATGCTGAAGGCTCAACAAGATTATGAAAATGAGAAAGATGATAACCACAAATATGAAATTGAAAAGAGAATTGCTCGTTACAATAACCTACAACTTGCGAAGAAGGTTTCCTTAAACTCTGCCTATGGTGCTCTTGGCTCACAATACTTCCGCTTTTATGATTTACGATTAGCACTTGCAGTAACAACATCAGGTCAATTGGCTATTCGTTGGATTGAAGCAAAGATTAATCAATACATGAATAAGCTATTGAATACAGATGCTGATTATGTAATTGCTTCTGATACAGATTCAATCTATCTCCGTATGGGTGAACTGATTGATAAGTTTGTTAAAGATACTTCAGATAAACAGAAAGTAATCTCTCTCATGGATAAAATTTGTGAAGAAAAGATTCAACCATTCATAGACAAATCTTATGAAGAATTAGCTGAATATCTACACGCCTATGATCAAAAGATGCAAATGAAACGTGAGGGTCTATCAGATAAAGGAATTTGGACTGCCAAGAAACGGTATATTCTTAATGTATACAATAATGAAGGTGTGCAATACAATGAGCCTTATCTTAAAGTCATGGGCATGGAAATGGTTAAGTCATCAACACCATCGGTTATCCGAGACAAAATGAAAAAAGTTATTAGTATTGTTGTTAATGGTACTGAAAATGATATTCATAAGTTTATTGCTGATTTCAAAAAAGAATTTAAAGAATTGCCGCCAGAAGAAGTTTCTTTTCCACGTGGATGTAATGGCCTAAAGGAATATTCTGATAGTGTTCTTATGTACAAGAAAGGCACACCAATTCATGTTCGTGGTGCCATATTATACAATCACCATTTGAAAAAACTAAATTTAGATAAACAATACCCATATGTCCAAGAGGGTGAGAAGCTGAAGTTTACATATCTTAAACAGCCAAATACTTTTAAAGATAATGTGATTTCATATCCTGTTAGATTACCAAGAGAATTTGGTTTACATGATTACATTGATTATGATCTTCAGTTTGAAAAAGCATTCATTGATCCAATCAAAGTGATTTTAGATTGTGTTGGTTGGACTACCGATAAGAAAACATCATTAGAGGATTTTTTCAGTTGAAAGATATAAAAATCATCAAGACAGGTATCAATGTTTCAAAAATGTTGAGTCAGCTGCAGCAGTATCCGGAAGATTGGGGAAACCAAAATAAGATGGATGATGTTGAGTCATTATTGAATCGTGGGTACCAAGAAATAGATGTTGATGTTTTGCAACTAGTTGTTGGAGGCGTGACACATGTGGATGAATTTGTTGGTGATACAGAAATTTGTATTCCAACACCAGCATTCTACAAGCATACATCTATGATTCATTTTTTAAAAAGAAATTTCAAAGATTTTAGGAGATGTGGCTATTTGTCTTTGCCAATTGGTGGTGTTGTGGGAGATCACATTGATGTTGGTAAATATTATTCAACTAAAGATAGATTTCATTTATCTATACAAGGTACATATGAATATCATTGTGGAGATGATGTAGCCATTGTTGAACCAGGAACATTGTTATGGTTTGACAATAAAAAAATGCACGGTACAGTTAATGTTGGGAACTGTACCCGCATAACATTTGTTTTTGATGTGCCACACAAAAAGAATACCCAATATAATGCACGAAGCTGATATACATATTATTATACACGAAGTTACATAAGGTGAAATTATGAGTCTACTTGAAAAAATTAAAAAGAATTCTACAATTAAAGATAGTGCAATTTTATCCAAATCTAAATTTTTTACCGAAAAAGATATGGTGCCGACAGATGTGCCGATGATTAATGTGGCATTATCTGGAAAGTTGGATGGTGGTATAATTCCAGGATTGACAATGTGGGCTGGGCCGTCAAAGCATTTCAAAACGGCTTTTAGTTTGCTGATGGCAAAAGCTTACATGGACAAATACCCTGAAGCTATTCTTTTGTTTTATGATTCAGAGTTTGGTACACCAATCAAATACTTTGAAACATTTCAAATTGATATGAATCGTGTTTTACACACACCACTAACAGATATTGAACAATTAAAATTTGATATTATGCAACAGTTAAAAGAAATTAACCGTGGTGATAAGTTGTTTATTATTCTAGATTCTATTGGTAATTTGGCATCAAAGAAAGAAGTGGAAGATGCACTTGAGGGTAAATCTGTTGCAGATATGAGCCGTGCGAAACAAGTCAAGTCTTTATTCCGCATGGTAACGCCACACTTGAATATCAAAGACATTTCTATGGTTGTTGTCAATCACACCTATAAAGAAATTGGTATGTTTCCAAAAGATATCGTTGGTGGCGGCACAGGAAGTTATTATTCCGCTGATAACATATATATTATTGGGCGACAACAAGATAAAGATGATAAAACCAAAGAAATCCAAGGTTATGACTTTATCATAAATGTAGAGAAATCAAGGTATGTTAAAGAAAAATCTAAAATTCCTATTACAGTGTCTTTTAATGGCGGCATTAGCCGTTGGTCAGGCTTACTTAATATTGCTATTGAGTCCGGACATATCATCAAGCCTTCAAACGGATGGTTTTCCAAGGTCAAACAAGATACTGGCGAAGTAGAGGATAAAAAGTATCGTGAAAAAGAAACAGACACTAAAGAATTTTGGGATTCAATTTTAAATGATCCAAGCTTCTCAGAATTTGTAATCAAAAAATATGGAATTGCATATGGCAACATTATGGGAGAAAATAGTCCAACTTTGCTTTTGGAAGAAGAAGATGCCTAAAGAAGGTAAAGATTATAAATTCATTGATTTTACTGATTCAGAATTAACCGGCATAATGATTTTAAAAGGTAATTATGCCGGTGTAGTATACCATTATGGAAAGGTTAGAGTTAAGGAACAAGGTGCTTTAGCTACTTTACAATTCGGTTATACTATTGTAAATTCAGGTAAACACGACATAGACCTATTGCAAAAAGATGAAGAATTTAGTACAATGATGGGTGACATACTTACTGAAATTTTATTAAAGCATGATAATGAAAAGATTAGAAACCACGATCCTGAAGAATTTGATCTACAATGAAGAATATGCTCGCAAGGTTGTACCATTCATTAGGCAAGACTATTTTTCAGATCAAACAGAAAGAAATGTATTTAAAGAAATATCTGATTTCACAAATAAATATAAAACACTACCAACACACGAAGCTCTAGTAATTAATTTCACCGAAAGTAAATCGCTTACTGAACCAGAAGTTCGTAATGCGGTTAATCTTTTGAATCAAATACATGATGACAAAGACCCAAGTGAACAACAATGGCTGACCGAGCAAACAGAAAAGTTTTGTCAAGATAAAGCCATTTACAATGCCATCATGGAATCTGTTTCAATCCTTGATGACAAAACACATAACAAATCCAAAGGTGAAATTCCAAAACTATTGAGTGATGCACTTGGCGTATCATTTGATAGTTCCGTTGGCCATGATTACATGAATGATTCTGATTCACGGTATGATTTCTATCATCGTGTTGAGTCTCGCATTCGTTTTGATCTTGACCTGTTCAATAAGATTACAAAGGGTGGTTTCCCAGTCAAGACCTTGAATATCGCATTGGCTGGAACTGGTGTTGGTAAATCTTTGTTCATGTGCCATTGTTCTGCTGCGGCTTTAAGTCAAGGTAAGAATGTTTTGTATATCACAATGGAAATGGCAGAAGAAAAGATTGCTGAACGTATTGATGCAAACTTATTGAATGTTGACCTGAATGAATTGCAGACATTGACCCGTGAAGATTACCTGCGTAAGTTTGATGTTCTAAAAGATAAGACACAAGGCAAACTAATTATCAAGGAGTATCCAACAGCATCTGCTCATGCAGGACACTTCCGTTCTTTGTTGAATGAATTGAAGTTGAAGAAAAACTTTGTTCCAGATATTATCTTTATTGATTACCTAAACATCTGTTGTTCAAGTAGAATTAAGATGGGTGCTACAGTAAACTCATATTCTTATATTAAATCTATTGCTGAAGAATTAAGAGGTTTGGCTGTTGAGTTTGGTGTTCCAGTTGTTAGTGCTACTCAAACAACCCGTAGTGGTTTCAGTAACACCGATGTTGGCCTGGAAGATACTTCTGAGTCATTTGGTTTGCCTGCAACCGCTGACTTTATGTTTGCTTTGATTAGTACAGAGGAACTTGAGCAATTGAACCAGATTATGGTTAAGCAATTGAAAAATCGTTATGGTGATCCAAATTTATATAAACGATTTGTTGTTGGTGTTGATAGGTCCAAGATGCGGTTATATGATGCAGAACCATCTGCTCAGGCTGGTATCATAGACACTGGTGTGCCTGATGATGATAAACCACTGAACACCTTTGGCAATAGAGAGCGAAGATTTAATTCTAAATTTGAGGGTGTTAAAACATGAAGTATAAAGCCCTCTACAAAAAAATGCATTCGTTTTCTCCAAAAATTGTTGGTGAAAAAACTGTGAGACAAATAATGTATTGGGCTCGTAGAATGATGAGTGAACATAATGTACAGGTTAATAAAATTATTGATAGTAGTAATGTTGCATTAAGTGGATATACTATTGGAGGTTTTTTTAACCCCATAAAACAATTTGGTGAAAGTGACATTGAATTGTATATTGTGTTTAATGAAAATGATAAAGACAAAATGTTTATTATTAATCCATTAGCAGCACAATTTATCATTGACGAAATGTTTAAGACATATGTACATGAGAAACGACACCGATATCAATTCAGGAAAAAAGGTAAGGCTAATGTTAGACGCTACAAATCTTCAGTTGCTGATTTGGATTTGAAATATGATATGGAATATTATGGTGATGCTGATGAAATTGATGCCTATGCTCAAGAGGCAGTAATTGAAATGCGCCTCATTGGATATTCTGCCTCTATGGAAAAGTACCAAGAATTGTTTGCAAAAAATGATCCGGTAGTGTATAATAGGTTCTTAAAGAAGTGTTACAAATATGAAGATAAAATATCCTTATGAATTTAAATAGAGAACAAGCATTATATGTTGCCCAAGTATTTGAAGATTATTTTGGCAACTTTAATCGCATTGATGAGTATATGCGTGAGCAGAAAATGAATTCTTTGGCTGAAAGGCCATTCTCATTGCCAGGATGTGGACCAGAAGATGAATTGTTTTCTGACTTCATAATGGCACCTGAAGATATGGAATTTGAAATAGTTAAGTTGCCTTCTGACCGTTGGCAACTATACCTAGATATCATTTCTTCCCATAATAATTTATCAAGTCCCGGCAGAAACATCAAGTTGGCTGTGCTTGAGAAAAAGACTAATAAGTGGGTCGGGTTCATACGGATAGGGTCTCCAACGATTATGATGAAGCCTCGTAATGAGTTACTAGGCTGTGTGATTACAAACGAAACGGCAACGACCAAATCGTTTAATAACGCATCTGCCATGGGTTTTGTTATTGTACCTGCACAACCATTTGGGTATAATTACCTTGGTGGTAAACTGTTGGCGGCAATCTGTTGTTCACATGAAGTCCGTGAAATGATTAATGCTAAGTATGGCATGAATATGTGCTTGTTTGAAACAACCAGTTTGTATGGCACATCAAAGGCTATTTCACAGTATGATGGTATGAAACCATACCTAAGATTTAAAGGTGTGACCGAATCTGATTTCTTACCAATGATGCATGGTAAACCATACGATGATTTGAAAGACTATGTTGAGAAAATCAATGGCGGTTCATTTGTTCCTGAAGATGCATCAAGTCGTAAGTTAAAGATATCAAGTACAATTGTTGCAATGACCAAAGCCGCCTTGAAACCACATAAAGAAGATTATGATAGGTTCATGGCAACCATTACAAAGGCCAAGGCCTTGACTGAACAGAAACGGTACTATGTCTCTGATTATGGTATTGCTAATTTCAAAGATATTGTTCTTGGAAAGACAGATAAGATTGTTAAGAATGATAACTATGATAAACACTATTTGGCTAACATTACAGACTGGTGGAAGAACAAAGCAAGCAACAGATTTATATCACTCAAGAATGAAAACCGAGTGAGAACAGAAATAGAGGTTTGGACTAGTGGTAAAGATATTGACATAATTCGGTAATTGTGATAGGATAAATACTCCAAAATTAATAGGAGTATTAAATGGCAGAAGGAATATCAGGAGCCGGAGCAGAAATAACAGCATTAGCTGAAAGCCTTCAAGCATATGCTTGTGCAACAAGGCAATTTATTGGCAAAGACCTTACTGATATATCTCAAGTAACTTCTAAGACTATTAAGGATGCCGAATGTGATAGAACATTAGAAAAATGTTTAAATGGATTAGATGCTAATTGGATTATAAGTATTATTAAAACCGCAAATCAAATATTTGTAGATATTCCTGAAGCAAAAGTGGGAAATAGATATAAATTTTATAGAGGCGGAAAATTTGTAGATTCCATATATAATGAGTGGCGTAGAATGAAGGTTGGTAGTGGACTTACAGGAGATGACAAATGGAATCCTGCTGATATTTGGATGGCTAAAAAAAGTTTTAAATTGGAAACTAAA